TTAGAATATACAGTTAGAATAAATCTTCTTTTTGGGTGGGTTTAACGTCGGTGTAACTTTGACTTTTCGGTCGTATGTATTAACTTTAGCCTCGGTCTTATGACCACTAAATAACTGTTTATCTTTAGTTGCTCCGTCGTAGTCCGAAATAGCTTTAGCTTTGATATCGTGAAATGTGCAATTGATTTTTCTACCTAGTTTTTTCGTCTTTTTGTTTTGCATCTAACTAATATGAGTTAAATATTTTTTGGATTAGTTTGTCTTTAGATGTGTTGTGTAGCGCAAGAGAATTGGCAGGGGCGGGCGGAAATTGGTTTTTGGCTAAATTAATAGTATCGGATAATCTTTTTGTCCACTGCTTTATTTGTGTTTTTTCTGTTTTATATATAGACTTTCTTTAAAAATTTAATTGTGTTTTAGATTAAATATAAATCATTCCAATAAATGCCTCTGTCCTCAAAATAGGACTCGATCTGGTTCCACAAAAATAGTTTTTTTTGCAACATTAAATCTGGTACAAATGATGTAGGTTGTCATTTAATTACTTTTCCGAGCTATCAGAATTCGTTAGATTAATAAAATGATCGTTTATTTTTTTCGTTAAAACGATACTCTGCTTCTACATAACATATAGCCATTAAGGCGGCTTGAACTGAATCAGGATTAATGTCGTTCCAGCCAAATGCTATTCTTATTTTGTCCTCGATTTCTAGATAATCATCATCGCTGAGCTGGTCATATAGCTCTTCAGAAAGTATTTTTATGCTTGTTTCTCTTGCATCTTGATAATCTAATTTACTTAAATGGCAGTTTAACATTGCATCATTTTTGCGTTCAGCAATTGAATTCACATCAGCATTAATTAAATTCATAATTATTTCCATTCTACTTATATTTCAAACTCAAGCGTACTTTATAAATATGCTTTGATTTGAACTTAAATAGCCCTCTCTTTACTAAAAAACTTGATTGCTAGTTGATCTCTCTCAAGGCTAGGAGTGATTAAGTCGCACTCCCGATGCCGTATTACTGTAATTGCTATCAAAACCGCTGTACTTTCATATGCTTCCGATAGCTACCTGAATTTCGCTTAACTAATTAAGTAACTCGTGGTATTGCTTGATTGTTTTTTTAAGTTGATTTATTTTGGATTGATAATAATACAGTTAAAAATGTTAAAAATAAACAGTTTTAACTGTATTGTTAACTGTAATCGAACTGATTGACTATTTTTTATCAATAAAAGTGGGTTTAAAGTATAGAGGTAGAGGTGTAAAAAAGCCCGATAGAAAGGGCTTTAAAAAATAATATAAACAAATAGTTATTTTCTTTTGAAATTTTCATCATTTTTTGTGTATTCATATGCGTCCAGAATTATTCCGGATATTCTTAATACATTTTCTGGTTTATCAATAATAATTTGATCTCCTGCTCCAATTTCTAATCCAGCCCTTTTAACTTCATCTTTGATCTTATCGCTTAGTTCGATTGGCAATTGAATTGATGGGCGTTGTCTATTATCGTAATATCGTACTATCCATCTATTAGATTTGTTTTGATAAAGCACATTAAAATATGATTCAGTATCTTTATAGGTTAATTCATCATCATTTGTTATTGAATGTATATGATCAAACAAAACTCTTTCAGAATAGGTAGTAATAATTTTATTATTTTCAGGGTCTATAATATCGGCTTTTTCGTCATTTATTGTAATTTCTTCTTTGTTGCCATTTGATAAATCATCTGATACTTCTTTTTTTCCTGTTAAACCAAGTACGACCATATTACTTACAGCTCTTTCAATAGCATTTTTTACAATGGGAGTAATGCTATCAAGGAATTTTTGGTTTAATTGTCTTGATATATTTGACTTATTTGCTACATATTTAACGAAGTCAACGGGAGACTCCCGTAAAGTGGAAGTTATTGTTTTAGTAAATAATGAAAAATAAATACTTTCTTCTGCTAATGTTCTCAAAGCTTCTGGTTTGAATTGATCGTATCTAAATTGATAAAGTTGTTCATAATCATTATCTTGTAATTCTTCAATCTTAATTTTTAAAAAAGGGCTTGAGTCCATAATGTTTTTTTGCTCTAAATCAGTAAAAAATCTCCATTCTCTCCCGTTGGTTATTGCTGCAACAGCTACTTCTGGTGTTGCATTAAAATATCTAGAAAGTTGAGGGCAGTGATTTGTTAATTCTTCATTCCATGATTTTGCTTCTATAAACATTACAGGTACATCCTGGCAGAAAAGAGCGTAATCAACACGTTCATTAGCTTTTTCTCCCGGAAAATCTGCTTTAAATTCTGCTTTTACTTTAGTTGGATCGTAAGGTGTAAAACCTAATATATCAAGTAGTGGTAATATTAACGCTTGTTTGGTTGTTTCTTCTGTAGCGCAGTGACTCCCAACCTTTTTTACATGCTCCGAGTGATTATCTAGCTTGTTTTTAAAATTATTCATCTTTATTACCTTATATTATTTAAATTATCTTTCTTATATTAATAAAAACGCTAAAATACTTGACTGCTCTTATAACCCTAATGATTTATTATTATCTTTTCCTCCTAAATATTCTATGTTCAACCATTGTGCCAACTATTCTTATTTGCTGGGTTAATGTGCTCATTGTTGTATAGTCAGGATTTAACGGAATAAGCTCAAATTGCATTCTTTCATGTTCATCATATCCTAACTCACGATATTTCTTGAAAGTTGCTTCTGATTCGCCATTCATCGCAACAACAAATTCCCCCGGTATTGGTTTAATCTCAGGATCAATAATAACAACATCTCCCTCTTTAAACTCAGGCTCCATGGAGTCGCCTTTTATTTTTAGTGCAAACGCTTTATCTGATAATTCCAATGATGTCATAATGTATTCAAATCCTGTTGAATCTCTTAATTCGCATGATTCTGTCCATACTCCTGCTTGAACAAAACTAATTAACGGAACTTGGCAAGCCTTTAGATTTACGGGTTCTATATTTTTTACTTCTTTCTCTTTTCCGCTTAAGAGCCATGCCATATCGCATTTAAGAGCAATAGATATTTCATATAAATAGCGAGGTTTCTTTACTTCTCCACTTTCAATTGCTTGATAAGATTGTTGCTTGATCCCAACTTGTGACGCTACTTGTTCCTGCGTTAAATTTAATTCTTCTCGTCTTGCTCTGATTCGTTGACCAAGATTGCTCATGTTTAAAAGTCTCCCTTATATGTTAGACGAAATAATACAGATAAATCTGTAATTGACAAACAGTACAAACTGTTATTTAATACAGTTATAACTGTTAAGATTTATTAAGGTTAAATATGACAATTGGAGAACGAGTTAAACAAAAAAGAATTGAGCAAAATATAAGTCAATCTTTTTTAGCTAATTTAGTCGGTATGAAACAACAATCAATTAGCGATTTAGAATCTGGGAATATAGAAAAACCAAGGAGTATCGTAGAGATAGCTAAAGCTTTGAACTGTTCTGTTGAATGGCTGTATTACGGAAATAAAGCTACTTCGAGGCACGCATGAGTAAATTAAACAATGAAAATCTATCAATGCCAAAATCGCAACAAGAGCGCGTTATCGCGGTTTGTAGTGACGGTAAATACCGAACACTAGACGATATTCAACGCGAGATTAAAAAACGTTTTAACCAGTTTGATACTACACCAGCGATTAGTGCAAGATTGAGAGAAAACAGTAAGCTGTCTAAATATGGCTATATGAAAGATAAGTATCATAAAATCAATGAGAAGACTAAAAAAATTTGTTATTACTATACGCTGAAAAGGGTTGCACAATGAGCATGTTATTAATGGTTGAAGCCATGAAAATGAAAGTTGGCAATCCACTTAGAAAACTGGTTTTAATTAAGTTGGCTGATAACGCTAACGACAAAGGTGAATGTTTTCCATCAATTGCTTATATCGCTGAACAGTGCGAAATTTCTGAGCGCTCCGTGCAAAATCACATTTCATGGTTAGCCTCTAATGGATATTTAAAAATTGAAAGCAGAAAATCCGAAAACGGACTCAATAAATCTAATATTTATTACTTAAATTTTAGCGGTGCAAATGCTGCACTCTATGGTGCAAATAATTCCATTAGTGGTGCAAATGCTACACCTAGTGGTGAATCTCCTGCACCAATTGAGGGTGCAAATGCTGCACCCATAACCAGTCAGATTATTGAACCAGTCAAAGAACCAGTCAAAGAACCAGTCAATAACCTAGTTATTAACGGATTCGATTTTTCTGGGCTTGATGACGTGTTAGAAAAAAATCTTATTGACGATTTTATTAAATTTAGAAAATCGATAAAGAAACCTGTAATGCAGGGTGCTATTAATTATCTAATTCGTGAATTAAACAAAGCTATACAAGATGGGTATAACGCTAACGAGCTTATTGAAATGACTTTAAGCCGAGGTTGGCAAACATTTGAGTATAGATATTTGAACAATCAGCAACAAGCATCTAATGGCATACCATCTAAAGTCATGACCCTTGCTGAACGGAATAGGGCAGTTTTAGAGAGTATGAGGAGCTAGCAGTGGCAAAGATTACAGATGAATTTTTAGCGGTTATTGGTGGGTTGCTTGAAGTTTACGGACAACAAGCAAGCACTGTCAAGGTCAATATTTACTGGTCAACAATTGGGCAATATCCGATTCAATCATTAAAGGCTGCCGCTAATGCTTGGGTGCGTAAAAGCCAGTTTATGCCGAAACCTGCGGATTTAATCAAGCTAATGGGCGGTTCAAGTAATCATTTATCACCAGATGAAGCATGGTCGATTGCAATACTTGCTAGCGATGAAACCAATACGGTTGTTTGGACTAATGAAATAGCAAAAGCATGGTCACAAGCTGAGATTGTCTACCGAAATGGCGACAAAATTGGAGCAAGACGAACGTTTATTGATGCATATGAGCGAATGGTTGATGAATCGATGATGTACGGGCGTACCGTTGAAGTGTTCGTTTCGCTAGGTAGCGATAAAGAAAAACGTACTGACGCTATAAACCATGCTGTTTTTACAGGACTATTAACGCAAGAGCGAGCTAATCATTATCTACCAAAACCAGAGAATACATTTGCAATGCTGGAATGTAAAACCGAGCAGGGAGCATCAAGTAAAAGCATGATGCATATAGCTAGCATTAAGCAGATGTTAAAAACGGGTAGGGCATGTGTTACAACGAGTTAACCACTGCTTGAACAGTTGTTATCAAATGCTCGATAAAAAGGTTGGCAGGCTTCTACACTTCTAAAATTTTTAAGAGTTAGGTGTTCAACTTGTAAAATTTTGTAGTAAAGGGTACAGGATGAAAAAAATTGATTGGTTTATCGTGATCAGCGATTTACAACGAAATAAAATATCGATGTCACGACTAGCAACAGATCTTAAGGTTAGCGAAAGAACGATTGCTAATTGGAAAAGTGTAAATGAACCGAAATATTCAGCGGGGATTAAAATAATTGAATTGTGGAGAAAAACAATGAACCGAACAGAGATACCATGTATAAAAGAGGGAAGATATGATTGAAACAAAAGTTTTATTAAAAATGTGGTCAAACTCGATTATCGCTAGTGGTCTGCCGAATGCAAGCCGCCCGACTATATATAACGCACCGATCGCTAATCGACAATATTTGCTGGATGAAGAAGTTGAGAGAATAGAAAGGGCGATGACCGATTTGTTTAACGATAGTCCGGAAAGACATAGTTTAGTTAAATCAGCATATATACATAAAAAATCTTGTTCTAGCATAGCTAAGATAGTAAATTGTAGGACAGATAAGATTACATTGATGCTATCCGAGGCAGAATTTTTCATCCGCGGAAGGGTTATAGACTACTTTAAGAATAGATAATATGAAAAAAATTGCGGATTTTAAGTAGGTTAGTTAAAAAATCTTGATTTATACGGATATCCGTATAACAATATATGCAAATAGTGCGGTAGCGCGCATTCATAAAGCCTCAATTAAGAGGCTTTTTATTTTCCCTGTAAAAATCTAAACACTTTTAAGCCGACAAAAGTCGGTTTTTTTATGTCAAAATTTTTGATTAATTCATTCAACATCAAATCGACAGCAATGCTAGACACACACATAACTACATAATAGCTAGTACGCTGTCACATCATTAACTAATCAGAAGATTTAATTATGCCGCTCAGAGATCCTAACAATTATGATTGGCTATACCAACTGATGGCTGCTGCGGTCGGCTCTATTGCAAAAATCGCCTTTGATATTTTAAGTGGCAAATCATTTACCTTGCGGGTAATTATTTGTCAAGTAATAGTCGCTCTGTATGCAGGACAGCTGATGGCTTGGATAGCTACAAGTAAACAGTGGATAGATGAGGAAAAATATTGTGCAATAAGCATCGCTAGTTGGTTGGGCGCAGAAATGATAAAAAATATTGCTGATAGATTTAAAGATAAAACGGGAAGATTTTAATGAAATTAACTGAACATTTTACATTAGAAGAGTTTACACGCTCAACGACAGCTAATAGATTAAAAATCGATAACTCTGTGCCTGCTGATTTAATGCCCAATGTGCAATTGACAGCTATCAAGTTGGAGTTTGTTAGAAAAACTTTAGGTAAGCAAATAATTATCACATCTGGATACCGTTGTCCTGCATTGAATTCAAAAGTAGGTGGCGTATCTACCAGTGCGCACACAAAAGGCTTAGCGGTAGACTTTAAGTCATCATTTGGAACGCCTAAAGAGATTTGCCAACGATTAATCGATACAGGTGTACAGTTCGATAAACTCATTCAAGAGCATAATCAATGGGTGCATATTGGGTTTAGTCCAACGCATAACCGTCAAATAGTATTAACAGCAATTAAGCAGGGTGGTAAGACTGTTTACTTAAGTGGACTAAAATGAATAAATTATATACCACAATAGCGATTGTTTTTGCGTTTATGATTTATGTTAATGTTGAGTTGTATCGAGATAAAATGGCAATTGAAAAAACAAATGATGAACTATTAGGAAAAATCGAACGGTTGAATCAGGATTTTGCTAAAAACAATCAAATCATAGCAGATAATGAGCAAAGCAAGCGTGAACTAGAAAACGAATCTATTAAACGTCAGGAGCGAATCAATGAGCAACTCAAGAATAATTATTGTGCTAATGAGCGTGTTCCTGCTTATATTGCTGACAGCCTGTACAACAGAGCGAAAAGTTTACGTCAATCGACCGATACCAGCCAACTTATTAAGTGATTGTCTGCCGAATTTACCACCTAAATCAATGACATTTGGCGATAGTCTAAGGTATAACGAGCATTTGCTAAATGTTATAGAAAAGTGTAATTCGGATAAGAAGTCAATGAGAGATATTAATAGATAAATATTAATAGAAAAATTTAGTGTAGTCTAAATCGAAGAGTGTAATAATTTTTATACATAATTTGGCTTTATAACTATAAAAAACAAGTAGATAGATACAGAAGTAAAAAAAAGTGAAAGGGAAGCCCGAGTAGACGAGGACTTCCAGGACACTGCGAAAGTAACAACCCGAGTCGATATTTTTATTGCTGTATTACTCTAACTTAACTCGCTAAAGCGTTTTTTTTCTGCCTAAAATATTTGAAACACCACAAACCCAATTCAATTTTCAATCAATCATAATGCCAATAAAATTAAATTGGCAAGATTGGATAATATGACATGCATCATCTAATTTTTCAGCAATGACGATTTGAAAGTTTAGCTAGAAGGTAACAGGTTTAATCCAACCTTCAGGGTGTTTTCTAGGGCTAAATTAACCAACAGCATGATTTTTCACCATCACAATATGCAATTCCCCATTATCTCAGATTCAATATGGAGTAATTATGGCTATTAAGACTGTCTCGCGACTAGATATGACGGATATTAGGCGCATGATAGCGGATATCTTGACGTTACCTGAATCGTTAGTACTAGATGCTAACGATATTCAGGACATTTCAGAGCAAGATACATTTATCACGGTGCTAAATGCGTATCAGACAGATATCGGTACCGAGGTGAAATTCAACGGTACTGATGAAGAAGAGATTATATCAACATTGTGCGAGGTCACTATCTCTGTCAATGCGTACGGTAAAAATGCTTACGATATGCTGTGTAAGCTCACAGAATCAATGCGATTAACTGTCATTTGGCAAAGATTAAAACATCTAGGTATGGGCTATCTCAAATGCTCACAGATTCAAAGTGTGCCGACAACTATCCCCAATGGGACAAAACAGCATGCGCAGGTCGATCTTACGTTTTCAATTAATCCTATCGTCAAGGTTCAAGTGAACCGAGGCAACACAGTAAAATTCAACATACAAAGAGGGTAATAATGAGTTTACCAATCAGTCAAGTTGTAGATGTTACGCTACAACAATCACCAAGAGGTGTGCAAAAACGCGATTTAAGCGTGGTTGCTATTTTCACTAATGAAATGTGCGACGAGTTCACAAATCCAGATACGCGTTATGTCGTTGTATCTGATGTTGACAGCGTGGCATCATTATTCGGAACCAATTCGGATGCTTATCGTGCGGCATCTGCGTTATTTTCAGCACGACCAAAACCGAAAACAGCTATTATTGCTAAATATATGCAAAACAAATACATGGCACCAGCGATTAAATCAAAAATCAATGGTTCAGCTGTATCTGTTAGTTATATTCAATTTAAAAATATCAAAGACGGTTATTTTTCTTACTATTTTGGCAAAAATAAGGTTGATATTAAAAATCTGGATTTTTCTAGTGTTTCGAGCATGAGTAGTGTTGCAAATACTATAAATAATAAACTCAAAGAGTTAGGTGTGAGCTTTATTTATGATGAGGTTGGAAGTCGATTTATTTTAACATCAAATAAAGAAGGTAAAGGAGATAATTTCAGCTACGTGTTTGATGATAATTCGGATGGATCGTATATAGGTCAAATGCTCAACTTAGTGGATGGAAAAGGCGTTCTAATCAATGGTGAAGCCGCTATAAATTACACCAAAGAAACACCAGCAGAAGCACTTAACAAGTTACAAAATCAATACCAAAACTGGTACGGCGTTTATTTTGCTAATACGATCACCGACGCCGAATTAGTTGAGGCTCACGATTGGGTGGTGGCTCAAGGTGTGGAAAATGCAAAAGTCATGGCGTACACAGAAATCCGACCAGCTAACATTGAATATGTTGATACTAACGTACTCAAAACGCTAGCAAAACGTAATAGTGGTCGTTTAATGGTGCAATACAACAACAAAGGCAATATGCATGCTGCAGCCGAATTGATGGGTATTGCATTAACAACAGTTTGGACTGGTATTAATACGGCTAAAACAGTTAAGTTTAAGCAAGAAGTCAGCGTCACATCGGACGATAAAATTACTGTTAACGAGGCGACAAAATGCCGTCGGTTAGGTATTAATTTTTATACTGATTATGCAGGTGTAAACATGCTAGCCGAGGGAGTTATGCTTGGTGGTACGTTTATTGATGAAACGACAGGCTTAGATGCGTTCATTAACGCAGTGCAGGTTCAGGCTTTCAATACTTTACAAGGTCAATCAACCAAAATTCCACAAACCGACCGAGGTCAGCAAATTTTAATCAGCTCAATTAAAGTGATTGGCGAACAGTTTATTAATAATGGCTTCTTAGGGCTTGGAAAATGGACTTTGGGCGACTTTGGTGAGCTATCATATGGTGACCAAATCAATGGCTATTATTTCTATTCTGACTCGTTTGATATGCAAGATACAGCAGATAGAGAAGCTCGCAAGATGATGCCAATTAATTGCGCTCTAAAACTCGCTGGCGCAGGTCATAGCGTCGATATTATTGTTCAATTCAATCGATAGAGGTTTACATGTCTAAATCATTTTCTTTAGAAGATGCCGTTTTAACAATTGACGGTATTGAAATTACAGGTTATGAGAATGCACAGGATTCAATCAGTATAGCGCCTATCGGCGATGACGGTGATATTACATACGGGATCAACGGTAAAGGCGTATTTGTTCATTCGTGTAATCGTGGTGCAACAGTAACGATTAAAACATTACAGCACACTGAAACGAACGAAAAACTCAATAAGTTGCGTAGCTCTCAAATTAACAATCCGACGGCAGCAACAGGAAAATTAATCACATATAAAGATTTGCGTAATGGTGATGAATTTTTGTTAACTGGTTGTTGGTTTACAACGCCACCTACGCATGCGCGTGGAACAGCACATAACGGCGTAACATGGACATTTAAAGCGACTAAGGCAGAATTTAATATTAAAGGTGGTTTATAATGCAAAACACAGATTTTATTATTGATGATGTAACGTACACATTCAAACAGGCTGATTTTTTCAAAGCTAATAAATACCTCAAAAAATTAACAGCTCTTTTAAAGGGCTGTTTTTCGTTGGATGGCAACAAATCAGGCTTTGATATTGGTCAATTAGCATCAAATATTGGTTCTGAACAATTTGCCGAAATTGAAAAATTCATTCTTGATTATGTCACAGCAGTAGATGAAAACGGTAAAAAAGTACTGTTTCAAAAACCACAAGAATCAGGTGAGTTTTTTAATAATCATAGAAGCCATTACTATCAAGTAATTATCGAAGGATTAAAATTCCATTTTTTGGCTTTTTTACCAAGTGGCATTGCATCCAAGCTAAGTACAGCCAACTTGGAGACGGTGGCGGAGACAGTGATATAGACTGGTTTGTTTGGGGCGTTGTTGTAAATAAATATGCGACGCTTCACGATCTCAGAACAGTATATTCTCTGGATGATGTTATAGATATGCATAATGTAATAGCTGAAACTAAATTAGCAGAAAAGCAACAACAAAGTGAGGCACAATAATGTTTTTAGAAGAATTGTTAATAAAAATTGGTGTTGACGCCTCAAAAGTTGCTGAAATTGAAAAAGTTGTTAATAAGTTACAAGCTGGCGCCAAGCGGATTGCTGATGCAGTTAACAGCTTACAAAAAGATACAAACAAAGCTGTTCAAGAAACAGAAACATCAATAGGAAGTGCAGGTAATGCGCTAAATAAAACCTACTCAATACTTAGCAAATTGAAGCTTGGTATTGTTGGCTTAATTGATATAGCAGTTTCATCTGGTCAAATAATTTTTAGTGCTTTTAATAATGCGATTGATAAAGCTAAAGAGCTGGCAACAAAAAAAGCTTTGCTGTTCAATATTTCACAGGAAGAGCTTCAGCAAGCAGAGCGTTATCAGCAAGAAATGAGCAAGGCAGGGGATGCAATTGATAGTGTAAAAACCAAGATTGCCCTAAATCTTGCGCCAGCTATCACGGATTTAATTGTTGATTTCCAAAACTGGTTAACTATCAACAAAGAATTGATAGCAGACGGCATTACCAAGATCACCCAAACTGTTGGAAAGACGATTCAAGTTGTTGGAAATTTTATTAAATTTATTGACAAAATAATTACAAATACAATCGGTTGGGAAAATGCACTCATTGCGCTGGGTATTGCTTGGGCGATACTCAATCGAGCATTTTTATTTAGCCCGATAGGCATAATACTTGGGTTATTGGCTGCTTTAATGTTATTGATCGATGACCTTATGACCTATATGAATGGCGGTGAAAGCATTTTTGGGGAATACTGGCAACCATTCATTGATGGCGCTAAAGCTGCATGGAATTTTGCAAAATCATTTTGGGAATTCATTAAAGATTTATGGTCAGGAGATACTCAAAAAATAAAATCTCTATCACAAAGTCTATTTGATTCGGTTGTTAACGGCTTTAGATCATTAATAGAAAAAATTAAATCTTTTCCGTCAAAAGCATTTAAAAGCATACTAATGTTTTTCGGTATGTCTGAAAGTGAAGCGAGTAAAACAGTCGATAGAATCGGTAAAATTTTTAATTTTATTATCGATGCGCTAACTTTTCCGTTCCGAAAATCGTATAAAGCTATTTGTCTGATAATGTGTTGGCTGGGTAGTGTAGTAAGTAAAACAGTCGATATAATCGGTAGGGTTTTTTATTTTATTATTGATGTGCTAACTTTTCCGTTCCGCAAATCATATAAAGCTATTTGCCAGATAATGGATTGGCTTGGCATAGATGCCGGTGATGTTGTGAATAGAATTGGTGCGATATTCAAAGCGATCTTTGAATTATTACTAGCACCGTTTAAATCTGCTTGGAAATTGATTAATGATTTCTTCGATATCTGGGAAGATGATACCACCACTATTACCGAAAAACTAGGTAAAACATTCTGGGCTATCTTAGACTTTATTATCACACCGTTTAAAGCCGCTTGGAAATTCGTTAATGATTTATTTGACATCTGGAAAGATGACATCACCTTGATTACCGAAAAACTAGGTGAAACGCTCTGGTCTATTCTAGATTTTATTATCGCACCGTTTAAATCCGCATGGGATTTTGTGAAAGATTTGTTCAATCAGTGGATCGGAGATAGTGAAGATACTATCAACAAATTTGCTGAAAAGTTTTTACAAATTCATGAATCAATTACAGCACCATTCAAGAATGCGATTGACTGGATAAAAGAGAGGTTTTTTGGATTCATTGATACGGTTAAAAGTAAAGTGAAAGGAGTATTATCGTGGATAGGGTTAGGTGAAGATGATGACAAAGATGTCGAGGTAACAACTAAACGATTAACAAATACGAACATTTACGGGAAACTCAGCACTGACGGTGCAAAAGCAAGCGGTATCATGTCAGCCAACAAAAATGTAAATAATAACAATGCAGTAACAATCAATAATACGATGAATGTTACCACCCCACAAGAGGGTTTTGATAACGTTTATAATATTGTAGATAACACCGCAAGACGGATAAACGATAACACACAAACGGCTTTAGGATCTAACTAATGTTTCAATCTATATTGAATGAATTTTCAAAAAATAGTGGTTTGATTATTACTGAGAGCGCGACATTTAGTCTTGATATTAATACAGTTGAACAACACACATCAAAGCTAAAAGTAACGGAAAACCCGATTGAAAATGGGGCTAATATTGTAGATCATGCAATGTTAGAACCCAAAGAAGTTACTGTTAATGGTTTAGTTGTTGGATACGCAACTAATTTAGTTTCATTTGATAATTTATTAGGTTTTAATTTTTCTGATTATCCGTTGCCAATGTCGATTAAGACAGTAACTGCACAAGCTGAAAATGTGGTTAATCGTTTTGCATCACATTTTAAAACTGGCGCAAAAGCTGTTAATCATGTTATAGCTGATTTTCTACCTGATTATCAATCTCCGCTGTTAAACAGTTTATCATCAGATCGTATCGCAGATGCATACGAGAAATTGTTATCAATACAGCGCAGTGGTGAGCCTGTAACGCTACAGACTAACTCGCGGCAGTATAAAAACATGATCCTCACCTCAGTTGGGCTTACTCAAAAGCAAAATACTAGTGGCGAATTCACGTTGACTTTTAGAGAAATTTTTATTGTAGAAACACAAATAGCTATCGGTTTGAGTGTACCGAAACCGAAGACAAGAAATTTGGGTAAAACACAGCCAAAGAAAGTTGAAGATTAATAATATTTTTAGGGGGTATGGTGTATATAATTCAAACAACGACCGATGATGTGTTAGAACAATCATTCTCGCTATACGATATGAATTTACGGTTAACGATGAGATATAACGCAATTTTAACAGGATATCAATTTGATTTATTTGATATTGATAAAGATGAATATATCACAAAAAATAAAGGCCTTTCTGTCGGTAGTCCATCATTAATTGAGTTTAATTTACCTTTTGTGTTGGTTTTAGATGACAAGTCAGGGTTTGGAATTAATGCTATATCTAAAGATGATTTAAATAATAGAATGCAAGTGTTGATTAAGTCTAAAGGTGAATATCGTGAGGCAATTCGGTCGAGTTCTAGAACTTAAAATAGGTAATCGAAAAGAATCTATTGTAATCGATAGGTTGCGTGTTACTTTTTCTATTAAAAAAACACTCACTTCCGAGCCGAACACGGGTGAAATATCAATTTATAATCTTAATGATTCAACTCGTAATCTCATTACTAGCAAACAATATCATTTTTTAGAATTATCAGTCTGCTATCAAGAAGATGTTCTGCGTTTGATATTTTGTGGCGATATTTTGACTGTTGAAAATAAATTCTCTGGGCAAGATATCATTACAACAATGCGATGCGGTGACGGTCATCGAGCATATAACGAAAAAACAATCATTAAAACTTTGCAAAAAGGGCAAAAAGATAGTGACTTTCTAAATGAAGCAGTGAGTAGTTTTGGCGTTCAAAAAGGTAACATTGATTTACCTAATGATAGAGTATTACCTCGCGGTAAAGTACTTATGTGCGACACACGCGAGGCTATGCATAAAATAGCTATAAACAATAACGCTGACTGGTCTATACAAGATGATCAGCTAGTTGTTATACCCAAAGGTAAAGCGCTTGCCAATGATGCTGGGTGGGTTATTTCTAGGAATACTGGCATGATTGGCTGCCCCCAAAAAAGCAACGATGGACTAGAAATTACAACACTGTGTAATCCTCATTACAGAATTGGTTCATTAATTAGCGTTGAATCAAAACAGACAGAATATAACGGCGATTATAAAATCAAATCAATAGAGCATAACGGCGATTTATATGGTTCTAACTGGCATAGTAAATTGGTTTGCATGGGCGGAAAATTTGAAAAAGTATGATTAATTTGTTATTTTGTTTTATTTATCTGATAAACAGGAAATAACACATGAAAAAAATACTAATGGGGTTAATATCTGTCGCATTGTTGTCTGGTTGTAAGGTAGAGTTAGCTCCAACCGTAAATTTGAGTGATGTCAATAGTGAAACCGCTAAAACAGTTCAATCGAAACTTGTTGTTGAAGTTATGTCATGCACAGATTTTAATGACTCAAGAAAAGAATCATCTGATGTAACAGATGCAAAAAAAACAATTTCAAATATTTTTACAGACGCAAAATATGTAGAATGCTATCGTGAGAAAATGGACTCAAAAGCGTTATTTGAAATTCCGATAACTGTCGGCGGTAAAGATTTAACTGGGGATATACAAATACGAAACGGAGGATTTGGCGGTGGAATGATTGTATTGATTTCAGACAGCCTTAGAAGTAAGATCGAACAACAACAAAAAGCTTCTTTTTCTAATTTTAAGCCTTCAGTTCAAATAACAGTCAACAATGATTTAGACAGAAATCAAGACATTGTCGTTCATGGTGTTTTTGCTGATGCTAAACATTATCTTCCGTATTCTTGGTATCAGTTAGTAGCTGGTAAAGCTCAGACATTTAAACTTTCTGATGTTTCTGTATTAGCGATAACTAATCACGGTGGTGCGCTAGTTTATGAAGATTATGACAAGCGATTTGAAATAAAGAAACAATAAAAATTTAATCAAACCCTAGGAAGAGTTTTTTTATCGTGAAAAACTATTGATCAATCAAATGCAGATCAGGTTTTTAATATAATGGTTAATAATAACTTTATTATAGATAGATAAATGCTTTAAATTTAAAATTGTTATTTATTAATAAATTAATTTTAGAACAATTATTATTAGATCCTAACCCGCTTCGGCGGGTTTTTTATTGCTTGGAGAAAAGATGACAGATTCATTATTTGAAGCCATCGAACGTCAAATCAAACGCGCTCAATCTAACATATACACAGCATTACCGGCAAAAGTTATTTCATTTAATGGTCATACGGTTAGCTGTCAGGTAATGATTAACAGAGTTATGGCAAATGGGCAAGAAATAACAATACCTCCACTAGTTGATGTCCCCGCTCAATTTCCCCATGCAGGTGGTTTTTGCATTACTGTGCCGATAAAAGCAGGTGATGAAGGATTAGTAGTTTTTTCTAGTCGCTGTATAGACGGTTGGTTTGCATCGGGAAATTCGGTAAAACCATTAGACAACCGAATTAATGATCTTAGTGATGGCTTTTTTATCGTCGGTTGCAATAGCATACCTAATAAAATTCCTGACTTTTATCATGATGGGGTGTCTATGCAAACAGACGATGGTGCAACGCATATTAGATTAACAAAGGGCACAATTTACATAAAAGGCAATATTATGCACCATGGCGATACTGTACAAACAGGTAGCTATAGTCAAACTGACGGAAATACAACAAGCTCAGGAATTATCACCGCCGAAAACGTTAAGACAAATAAAGGCATTGATTTAAATAAGCATACGCACACAGATGTAAAAAGCGGTAACGAAAAAACGGGAGCACCGACATGATTGTAAGACAGCTTGATAATAATCACGATTGGACGTTCGGGCACGGTTTAGGTAACTATTTAGATAGTTCTGATGCGATAGCACAATGCGTGAAAACTAAATTATTAGCATTAAAGCGTGATTGGTTTTTAAATCGGGAGGACGGTATAGCCTGGTTTGATTATCTGACTAAAAATCCAAACACAAAACAGTTAGAAATAGATGTAAAAGCTGAAATTTTTAAAGTTGATGGTGTGATCAATATCGATAGCTTCGATATTTTGTTAGATAGAGATACTCGACAATTTCTAATCCAAATAAGTTACACCGATAAATATAATAAAACCAACGAGGCATCATTCAATGTTACAGATAACAGATAAGGGCGTCGAAATTGATGATTTATATACTATTCAAAATCGATTAGTTAGCAAGTTTAAGTCGATTTACGGCGAAAATGTCAACCTTGATAGCGATACACCTGATGGTCAATTGCTTGGGTTCTTTTCGCAAGAACTTGCAAATATTCATCAAGCAGTTTCTTTTATTATTCAGATGTTAGATCCGTATCAAGCAACGGGGCATTGGCTTGAACAGCGAGCCATGTATGCAGGACTAACACGTATCACCGCATCGTATTCTTATATTGATGAGGTTATTTTCACGGGCTCACCAAAAACGGCAATACCGAGCAATTCAATCTATATCGATAAAAATAAAAATAAATGGGTAACGACAGAACAGATAACATTAAACGATCTGGGTAGTGCCTATGTTAAATTCAGGTCGTTAGAACTCGGTAATTATAATGTCAATGCGTTAGATGAATTTACGCCAAGCACAATTATTATCGGCGTTGATAAAGTCACAGCAAATACAAAAAGCTATGGTGGAGTTGATGAAGAAACGGATGCACAGCTTTTAAAACGGTTCATGTTATCGCACTCAATTAATAACTACGATGAACGGCAAGGCATACAGTCAGCGTTGATGAATATCACAGGTGTAACAAAGTGCAAGGTTTACGAAAATTACACGAATAAAACCGATGAAAAAGGTGTTCCTGCGCACTCATTTAACGCCGTTATTCTTGGCGGTGATGATGAAAAAATAGCAGAAGTTATCACTAAGAAAAAAATTGGTGGCTGTGGACTGTTTGGTAAAATTGAGACTTCTTATCTGTTAGATGATATCCCGAGAAAAGTTTATTTTGACAGACCAAAAAAAATTGATGTTAAGGTATCAATGGTGATTGGTCGTTACAAATCATTTAATGATATTAATACCGAGCAAATCAAAACTAACTTAAAGAATTTAGGTTTTGAAATAGGCGAAAATGTTTACTCATCACGTATTATCTCTAGCATTAATCTAGTTGATGGCTTTTATATTAAATCACTCACGGTTAATGGCTCAAATATTGCTAATATCGGTTATCGAGAATATGCTCAGATAAATAGTGTTGAGGTGCTAATTGATGAGTAGAGAGAATTTTATCATCTGGCAATATCGAACTAAACCAAAAGCTTTAGGTACTATCAGGGCAATTTACAAAGAAACCGACAATACATTCAAAAACGTTATTCAAGTAGCAGACATTCTCAGTATTGACGACGCAACAGGCTATGCGTTGGATCTGGTTGGTCGTCATGTAGGTGTATCAAGAGTTTTGCCTACAGCTATTGCTAAAGAATATTTTGGCTGGCTCGAAGATAAAGCTGCGCTGTCGTTTGGTATAGGTGATTTTTATCGGCATGGTGACGCATTACATGCATCAGTCGTTTTAAATGACAGTAACTATCGTTTTTTTATCAAAGCGCGAATCACCAAAAATTACCAGAATGGTGAGATATCAAACATTGTCAAATCAATTAAATTCGTTATTGGTGAACATGGAAACATCATTGATTCGCAAAATATGACCATGAATATTTTGATTAACGGTGAGCATCTTAATTCAATAACGCTATATGCAATCAGCAAAATGGATATTTTGGTACGTCCAATTGGTGTTATATATCGATACTTAGTGTTAGTCAATAACGAACCATTTGGTTTCAATCATGACAAACGATCATACGGATTCAATTTAGGTAAATTTGTAAGACTTCAAGAAATAGGAATTAATTCATGAAAATTCAAGAAAAACCAGACTATTTAATTTTTGCGGATTCAGCAAAAAAAGGAGAGGTTTCAGCATTTCCAGATGTAAGCAGAGGTTGGGGTGTTACTATCGATCAGACCGCTTCAAAACCACCAATGGAATGGATGAACGGCGCATTTAATCGTGTCGATAAAAATATGCTGTATTTATTACAACAGGGTGTGCCAGAATGGAGTGATAAAGTCTTATATCCAGTTAATGCAATTGTAAAATATAATGGTATTTTGTATACCGCAATAGCAGAAAATGAGAATGTGGCACCTTCAAAAAGAACTACAAAATGGAAAAAAACGCAAGCTGAAATATCTAATGCAAGTACAACACAAAGCGGTATTGTTAAATTAAACTCAGCAACAGATAGCACATCTGAAACTGATGCAGCCACGCCTCTGGCGGTTAAAAAAGCGAATGATTTGGCCTTGAGTGCTGTACAAAAACGTGGTGACACAATGACCGGTAATTTAGTTATTAACAACGGTGATAATTCGGCAATACAATTTAAAAATAGCGCAGGACAAGCATGGCAGCAGCGAACTTATGCTGACGGCAGTTTTTGTTTGGAGCGCTATGACCCCGGGTTAAAAAAATGGGTCAAATTTTTACGATATGTAGAGCCATTGAACGAGTGGCAATTTAAAAACGACGTAAAAATTAACGGAACGTCGATATTAAATATAATCGACAATTTTACATCCGGCGATAACGAATCACGAATGTATTCACGCGACAAACGTTTTTATCTATTAATGCGTGATGACGGCGTTGTCGGAATGTACGACACTGTAAAAAAAGGGTTCGCGTGGGAGTTTAATCGTGATGGTTTGTGTAATGGTTTTATTGATGCATCGCATATTCTCGGTTTAGAGCAGTTTATTAGAGATAGATCATTTCCGCCCGGCATCCCTTTACCCTCTCCTTTTGGCATTCCACCCACCGGTTATCTCGAGTGCAACGGCTCATCTTTTGACATAAATTCATTTCCTCGGCTGGCAACTGCTTATCCGAATGGCCGCTTGCCCGATTTACGAGGTGAATTCATTCGAGGCTGGGATAGCGGTCGCGGCTCAGATCCGTTTCGTCCGTTACTTAGTGGGCAAGGGGATGCTATCAGAAATATTACAGGAACATTTAAAAGCTCAGCTGGGGCATTTAATCAAGATGCTCAATCCGGGGCATTCGCGTTAACTGACATTAGATTGTATGGACCAGGTTATTACGGTTATCACGAACACGGTTTAGTAGATTTTAATGTATCGAGAGTTGTTCCGGTCGCAGATGAAAACAGACCGAGAAACGTCGCATTTATGTATATAGTTAAGGCAGAATAATTTTAATTTTAGGAGATTTATGTAATGAAATATCAATTACAACCATCGGCAGCAGTTTTAAATGATGCGGGACTAACAATCACCGCCGGATGGGTGGTGATTTATCATGCTGATTGCATCACTGGTGAATACCTTGGTTCAACACATCAATATTTGCCAGTTGGTGTTGGTGTACCGGCTAGCTCATATTTAGATGCGCCGAAATCAGTTAAGGACGGTAAAGCAATAGTTAGAGTTGGCGATAAATGGATATATCCGACTGATTACCGCGGTAAAAAAATCTACTCAATAAAAAATGGCGCAGAATCAACAGTAACAGAAATAGGCGATATTCCGGCGAGTTACACACTGTTAAAACCAAACTCTGAGTTTGATGCTTGGGACGGTGAAAAGTGGGTGTTAGATGAAAATAAGCAGCATCAGCACTATGTAGCTGTAGCAATAGCACAAAAAAAACAGCTATTAAGTGAAGCTACTACACAGATTGATTATCTACAAGATGCAATTGATACTGATATTGCAACCGATGAAGAAAAAGTGTTATACACAGCGTGGAAAAAATACCGTGCTTTATTGAATCGTATTGATGTTGATGCTGCGCCAGATATCGAGTGGCCAGAAAAACTACAGTAATAATCAATCATTCCGGATAATTGTATTTGCTTTTTGTGTATAAACAGTGCAATTATCTGGAATATCTTTATTGACAAATGACATCGCGCCGATTTTTACATTATTGCCTATTTTTATTTCACCACCTAATATAACGGAATTGGCACCGATCATGACATTATCACCAATGATTAAACCCATCGGACTGTGACTTTGTCCTATTGTTACATTTTGATGTATTGTCAGATTTTCTCCAATAGTTACATTTTTATTTATTGCGATCGCAAAAGGATGAACTAATGATACATTTTTACCAATTTTTGCGCCAAACATTATATCAATACCAAATTTACTAATTAATTGTGGTTGAATTTTTTTGGCGACATCTTTTTGTTTGCTACTACCATATAAATACATTTCGTTTGCTAATCTCCACCAGAATAAATAAATTTTTTGTAGCGATCGGGTCTTTAGATACGATTTCAGAACTCTATAAATAGTTATTTTTTTACCTGATGTGAGTTCAACAAACCAGCATTCTTTCAAATGCGTTAAATCGTGCGTTAATAAAAATCTTATAATGTGTATATACTTCATAGAACTACTCAATTTAATTAGATAACTTAAATATTAACAAATAATTCCATCAATTTTCAACTTACGGTACTCAACAGCATCATATAGCATCAAAAAGCGATGTCATATTGTGTTCTTGTCGTTTGATAGAACATATAATGGTGTTCGTCTTCGCTGTTAATGATGTAGCACTCGCCCGATAGCTCTATTCCGTAATTTTCCGGAGTTATTCTAATATAGATTGGTAGTGTGTAGTTTATTGTTATCATGATGATCGAAAATGAATTTGTGAAGTGAAATTTTGAGAAAAAGGCTGCAAAATTGTTAAAATATGTAAGAATATAACTGAATAACTTATTGATATTTAACAATGAAAAACTCAATAAAAAGCCCTGTATATTCTAAGTTATTTTTTAAATTTGTTGATTTATAATAATATGTTTTCGGATTGCAAATCCATCCACCTCAGTTCGACTTTGTGACGCGCTTTCCTATTAATTCAAATAAATTAATATTTATTTTAACAGTCGTATTTTTGACCTAATTTATCAATAGGAGTGATGAACTATGAGTTACTTTAATTATCATGCTAAAGCAAAGAAATTAATCAAGGATGGTCATCTTGTAAGCTATAAATTTGTGGATAATTGGAATGGTATTAAACCTGCGTTAATTTTATATTTTAAAGATGCTAATCCTATGCCAATTCGAGAATATCGCTGGAATGAATATTTAACGTTGTTAAATAATAACGAGTAATGTTATTAAAATAAATGCTTTATTTTTAATAAATAGATATAGGTTTATATTGTTTAATAAAAATACGTTTTGGTGAGTGCTGTTTTTTCTTTGTATAGCTTGGCTATATAATAAATTTGCCAACTGATAGGCTAAAGCGTAAAATGCGCATCCTATTTTGCTTAACCTATTACTAATAAGTAATACTGACCTGAAATCAGAGGCATTTTTAATGACAATTTTATATAAAAAACCGGAACTGCTTTCTCCAGCAGGTTCTTTAAAAAATATGCGCTATGCATTTGCATATGGTGCAGATGCTGTTTATGCAGGCCAACCCCGATATAGCTTGCGAGTTCGTAATAATGAATTTAATCACGAAAATTTAGCGATCGGCATTAACGAAGCTCATGCCCAAGGCAAAAAGTTTTATGTAGTGGTTAATATAGCACCACATAACTCTAAGTTAAAAACTTTTATTCGAGATTTAGAGCCCATTGTAAACATGAAACCCGATGCCTTTATTATGTCAGATCCGGGGTTAATTATGTTAGTTCGTGAACATTTTCCTGAAATGGAAGTTCACTTATCGGTACAATCCAATGCAGTTAACTGGGCAACGGTAAAATTTTGGCATCAAATGGGATTAACTCGCGTGGTATTATCACGTGAATTATCACTGGATGAAATTGCTGAGATCCGTGAAAAAGTGCCCGAAATGGAATTAGAAGTATTTATTCACGGTGCGCTATGTATGGCTTATTCTGGGCGCTGTTTGCTTTCAGGTTATATCAATAAGCGTGACTCAAATCAGGGGACATGCACTAACGCATGCCGTTGGGAATATAAAGTCGCTGAAGGTAAAGAAGACGAAGTAGGGCAAATTGTTCATAAATGTGAACCGATACCAGTGCAACAAGTTGAGCCAACATTAGGTATTGGTCAAACAACCAATAAAGTATTCATGCTTGAAGAGTCAGGGCGTCCAGGCGAATATATGCAAGCTTTTGAAGATGAACATGGTACGTATATTATGAACTCAAAAGATTTAAGAGCTGTGGAGCTAGTAGGCGATTTAACCAAAATTGGCGTACATTCACTCAAAATTGAAGGAAGAACCAAATCTTTTTATTATTGTGCAAGAACGGCACAAGTGTATCGCCAAGCAATTGATGCGGCGAGTGAAGGTAAACCTTTTGATCCTCGTTTATTACAAGAACTTAATGCTCTTGCTCATCGAGGCTATACTGAAGGATTTTTACGTCGCCATAAGCATGAAGAAATGCAGAATTATGAACATAGCCATTCGGTTTCAGAAAGACAACAATTTGTTGGTGAGTTTAGTGGTGAGCGACTCAATGGTTTAGCTGAAGTTATTGTGAAAAATAAATTTTCGGTTGGGGATAGTGTTGAAATGATGACCCCAAAAGGTAATAAAACTTTCATTATTGAACGTATGGAAAACAAAAAAGGACAACCTGTTCCAGCAGGATTAGGGGATGGTCATATTGTTTATATTCCAATACAGGAAGATATAGATCTTAATTATGCATTATTAATGCGTAATTTTGATTGAAGCATATAACTGTTCGGGACAACCGGACAGTTATATTAAGGTTTAGTTACTACACATTAGTTAAGGTATTTTGTGTTATTTAGCATGTAATTGATTCGGGGATGGGCCAATATAAATATTCTAGAGTATTTGTAAATTTCTATTCCTATTGCTTAAGTACTTCTTCTATAGAAAAGCCATGTCATAAAAATCGACTAATTCTCTCATACCATAAATCATGATAACGTAACTCTGTCATGCCCAATTAATTAAAAACCGACTTTCGTCGGTATAATTTAATTAGTTACATTGTGCAGTAATAATTTTATTATCATTACCCTGTATTTTTTTTATTTGTTGATTGCGCTCGCATTCCCAATTTTTTGGTGGATACATTTTATTCCATGCAGTCATTAATTTATGTTCAGAATCTGATAGGTTGATATTGTATTTATCTGACATGTAGAGGTATGTGCGTGCTATTGTTCCTCGAATCTCGTCTCGAGGTTGGAATTTTCTTTCTTTAAAGTCAACGGCTGATTTACATTGACCATATTGGTTAAATTCTTTAGTGAAATGTGAATAGCGATAATTAGATCTGTCACCGTTTACCTCACCAATAGCAGGCTGTAGATTGTGCATATCACCTTCCATAACGTTAAACGTAACATCTTTTTTACAAGCTTTACGTCCTCCGTCTCGCCAGCATTGCAGGTGACGTCCAAAATTTTCGGCTGGCATGACATGCTCCCACTCAATACGCGAAGCTCTATTCAAATTTTTTCGTGATACATAACCACATTTACCAAAATCAACAATCCCTTTTTTGTCAGCCCAAGAAAACTCACATCCGCAATAGAACGTAGTTTGCTTTGGATTCGATTTGTACAATTTAGTGAGCTTAGTTTTTGCGGTATTAAAATTTTGTGTTGAGTGCACAATAAAAGGAACAAACAAAAATAAAATAAAAAAATTTTTCATAAAATCCGTTTAAAAAATAACTCCAAAAATATAAAATGTTAATATTTTATATAAAAAGCACTGACTCTTGATGTAACATAACCTACAATATTAGCTAGCAAAATGAGGAAATTCATAAAGTAATCTGAGAATTTAAGAAGAAAAAAGAAACATAGAAGAACACTCATTTTAATTCTATTACTTTTTATTAGCCACCTGCATTCTAAAGTAGTTCAAAGGAGAAAGAAACCTATCTAATGAACTTAAATATATCAACTTGACATATAAAAATCAAGGTCATTATATGGTTTTAAAAAGTTGAAATTTGCCAAAAAAGCGTTCTGAAACGAGGGATTAAAACTAAAGGCTTCAAATTACATATTGCGGTATCAGTATTAACTGAATAAGCAAACAAAAATTTAAATACACCACAAGCGCTATATATTTGATCGTAACAAGATTGCTTACTGTTGTAAAGTTGGTAAGGCTATACAATAAAAATTGTTTTTCCATCATTCTTGACAAATCTTTATAGGAATAAATTTTGCGTCTTGCCTTGCTGTTGATAAATAATTTTAATAAAAAATTACAGTATTATTTGATATAAATGCTTAATCGAAACTCAAACAATAAAATCATTTTTGAATAATAAAATTCGGTATAATTTGTTGATTAAATGGCGTCCCCTACAGGATTCGAACCTGTGACCTACGGCTTAGAAGTCCAAATCTTTAAAATTTATTTTTTTTTAAATTTAATTTATTTTTGTTTTATTTTTATTAAAAATCATTTAATTAAGTATTTAAAATGGTTGCATATAATTGCAAATTTATCACAAATAATGCATTATATTACAACCTAACTTAAGCAGTTAACTTAAGCAGTAGATTTTAAATTATGATATTAACAGACAGCAAAATCAAAGGACTTAAACCGAGGGGGAAAGACTATTACTCTTGGCATGACACTGAAACAAAAAATACAGGGCGCATCGGAATAAGAGTTTTCCCTTCTGGCCGTAAAGTATTTGTTTTCCGATACTATGAAAACAAAAAAGCGAAATTTGTCAATCTTGGTGATTATCCCGTTATTATGCTTGCCGAAGCGATTAACAAGAGCCAACAAATACTCAGCAATCTGAATAAGAAAGAATCAAACCTAGTTACGCTATCGCAATTATTTACCGATTATGTTAATAATATGAAGTCAACGGGTAAGCGTTCTTGGGGTACAACAGAAAACAGACTCAATCAAGTTTTGGATAGTAAATTTATTGACGGAAATAAAGCAGCTAAAGATATAACATCAACAGACATTAAATTAATGTTATCTGAGGTGATAAACAGAGGAGCATTGGCTGGAGCTAATAAAATTCGTGCAGCTGTACATGCCGCATTTAATTATGGTTTAAAAGCGGATAATGATCCAGCTAATATCCGAAATTCCGCTATCTATGGGTTAGATTTGAACCCGGTGACCGTTGTACCTAAACAGCAAGGAGTAGAAAAAGCAGGGGATAGATTTTTATCTTGGGCAGAACTAAAAGAATTAATTGATGATTGCAATAAGCCATTAGAAGAATCCGTAATACATCCCGATTTTAGAATTTTAACTTTATTATGTATCTATACTGCAGGACAACGACCTTGGGAACTTATCGCTAATATATGGGATAATGTAGATCTTAATAATAAAGAATTAACCATTCCACCAGAATTATCAAAGATGAAAAATTTTCATGTAGTACCACTATGTGAAACTATTCTTCAAAAGCTTAAAGAAATTAAAAGCGATAAAGGTTTTATATTCCCCTCTAAAACTAAATCAGGTCATTTAGAAACGTCTGAATTTGGCAAACAAATAAGAAAGTACTGTAAAAGAAAAAACATGCAACCATTTACTCCGAGAGATATCCGTCGTACATTTAAAACATTAGCTGGCGCAATGGGTATTAGTTCGGAAATGCGAGATCGTTTACAAAATCATAAAATGCCAGGTGTATCTAGCAAGCATTATGACCGATATGATTATTGGAAAGAAAAGCAAGAATTGATATCGACGTGGGAACAAAAGATTAACTCTATTTAGTACTATGACAACTATAAAGACAAAGCTCAATTTTGAGCTTTGTAAAGATTTATCATAGGTGGGGTAGATGGTCGGTGCTATGTCTATTGCAGGACTTCGCCAGTTCTACAATAATGTTCAATTTCGTTACGAGCAAAGCCTATTAATAGACCGTCCGCTTTTCTATATTTAGGTTTTGGGAATGCGCCTTTTTGTACCCACCTCCAAATAGTGGGCTTAGTCCTATTCACTGCAAGACAAACATCATCCCAAGTCATATAATGTTCATTAATATTCATGGATCCCCTTAAATATTGCCAAATTTGGCGTTAATATCCTTTCTTTTTCATTGATTCGAGTAGTATTTCTTGCATACTACGTTTAGTTTTTTTACGGCGGATAATATCTTCATCGACGGTACCGCGGGTGATAATTTCATAAACAAAGACGGGGCGGTCATAGCCTGATTGCGCTTGACGGGTTGGTCCTATTCGTTCAAGTATCTGATCTGAGCTTTCTAGGTTCCACCAATGTGCGAAATAAACTAGTATGTTACCGCCGTCTTGTAAGTTCAAGCCGTGCCCGGCGCTATCTGGATGAGCTAGAAGTATTGGTATTTTACCGGCATTCCAATCCCTTATGGTTTTGGGGTCGTTGTCGAGTAACCTTGCTTGTTTAAATGATTTTAGTAACCTAACTTTATCATGTTCAAAGTGATAAGCGACAAGTACAGGCATGCCGTTGGCTTCGTTTACTATGCTTTCTAGTGCCTGAATTTTCATGTCATGCACTTCTGTAAAGTTGCGATTTACGTCGGTATAGATTGCACCGTTCGCAAACTGCAAGCACGTAATCGTTTTCGATGCAGCATTCATCGCTTCGATTACGTTATCGCCAATTTCTAAAAACATTTCACGTTCAAGCTGTTTGTATTGCCGTTGTAGTTTATCGGGTAGATCAACATAAACGGGTGTGGTGATAGGATCGCTAATATCGAACCAATCTTTGGCTTCTAATGTAATGCAAACATCTTTGAGCCGTTCTTGTATTTGTTCCTGCGCAAATTCAGTTGGTGTAATTTTATAGTAATCACCGATTGGGGTTTTGTTAAACCATCTATCTGTGAACGCACCAATTGTACGACCTAGACGTTGTCCGCCGTCAATGAACCAATTCTGCCCCCACAAATCGAGTAGACCATTTGGGGCTGGTGTGCCTGTTAAGTTTTGCCAGCACCGTACTTTTTTAAATGCTATACCTCGTAATGATGAAGCACGAACGCCACCCCCGCGTAACCGGAACGATTTTAACTTTGTGCTTTCGTCCGCTACTACTTGCTGAAACGGCCAGCTATCGCCGAGTGTTTCGGCTAACCATGGTAGGTTTTCGTAGTTAGTAGTAAATATGTTCGCGTGTCGGTTTTTTAGTGCTTGTATTCTCTGATTAGGTGTGCCAACAATCGGCTGAATGTTAATATTTTTAAAGTCCCACTTGCTTACTTCATCGGGCCATGTCGATTGCGCCACACGGAGCGGTGCAATAACTAATGTCGGGGCAGCGTAGTAACCACACATGTACGCGATATCTAACGCACATAATGTAGATGATGTTTTCCCCATGCCCATACCTGCCCAAGTATTGCCTCGAAGTAGATCTAACTGATGGTTTACAATTAGGTTTTGATAGGGGCGGGGGGTAAAGGGTTTGTTATTCATATAGAAACCTCACATCGTGTGAATCTAAAACCTCAACACGAAAGCCTAGCTTGCGTAAACGTTCGTGCTCTCTAACTTGCCCCGCGCGGGGCTTTCCTCCGGGGCGTTTACATTCAACAAAAAGGACCTTTCCACCTGGTAGCATGACTAACCGGTCGGGTTTATTTGCACGACCGATTGGGGATAGTTTATACGTGATCCCGCCAAGGATTTCGACTTGGCGGACAAGGTTTTTTTCGATAACGGATTCACGCATATATACCCAACTTAGCATTAAGATCGTTAACTAGGACAACGGGAACCCCCTTAATTTCAGCGCACACTTCGCAACCCTCAAGAAAATTAACCGAAGCTGGCCAGAATTTTTCAAGTTGGGCAGCTGTCGAACAGCTGTTTAGGATTGTTTGTATATCTATTCCAAGACTATCTCGTTCTTCTTCGCATTTTTTTAATTCCGGCTCTATTTTCGTAAACCGAATAGAGAAATCATGATCTGCTGTAAATCGCAAATTTTTGCGCGCTACTTTATACCGGGTTTTACCGTCATCTGGAAAATATAAATATTCTTGCATGCCCCCAAACGCGCATATAATATAATCTTGTTCTGCTACGTCGGTTTTGTCTTCGAGTAAACCTAAATAAAACGGCGATTTTTCTACAATCTCTCTTAATTGCCGTGCATATTCGTTAGGGTTATGTCCGGCTGTTACACTGTCGTAAATGTCAACGGCTAATTGATACTTCATCGCCTCTATTTCTTCTAACCTTTTAGTTACTGGGGCGGCGTTTATTGCGTTTTGTAAAATTTTAGCTTTAATATCTTTATTTAGTCTGGTCATGTTTTAATCCTTCTTGTATCGGTAAGATTCAAAACCCGCAGCGGCAAGTGGTAGATCTTTCGCCCAACGGGGTGGGGTTGATAATATTTGACTAAGATAGTCGTGAGAGTAATTGGGTACGTCTGGTGCTTCGGTGATGATTTCATCGTGCACTGTTAGTACGATGTTAAAGCCTATTTGCTCAATGCGTGGCATTGTCCACGCCATCACATCACGCGCAACGGCTTGTGTGATGTTTTCTGCAATTTTTCCGCCATAGGTGTTTATACGCTCCCATTTACGCGAATATGTATTTAATCCCATGTAGCTGATTTTGTCGTTTTCGATACGCGCACCGGGGTAGCATAGGTATCTCCCCGACGGCAGCTGAATGCGTAGCCATGCACCGATTTTGTCAATAACTAGTTTGTCGTGTATATATGCATTGCTAATTGCTCCGGTAATTACGGAACGCACCTGATAATCTAGCTCTTTCCAAAAATTAGCTATATGGGGGTGTGCTTCTCGCCAAGAACGTTTAAATGCATCGCAAACTATGTAAGCTTTAGCTGACAGCCCGTAGGTGCGTTTATTTTTTTCAGCCCATTCGTACGCATTTTTTGCTTCGTACATAATTCGTTCATCTATACTGGCAACGGCTAAATCCGCCATTGCGTCAAGATCTATACCGTAAGCTGTGCTGAATGTGATAAATGCGCCTACACCACCCTCATAACCTAACGCTAATTCTTGGACTTTACCTATTTGGCGTTGGTCTTTGGTGACACTGTCAGGGCTAACACCGAACGATTTGGCATAAGATAATTTGTAGAGATCGTGACCGTCGCCTTTATCGTAATCACGGAATGCTTTTATCTTCCAGCTTTCACCGGCGAGCCATGCAAGTACTCGACCTTCAATATTTGATAAGTCCGAGACAACTAACTTTTTACCTTCTGGTGCGCAAATACAGCCTCTTAAGGTGTTACTTGTTAACTTCATAATATTATCGGTTAGTAGGTCGGCGTTGCCTGATTTGATCGCATCGATACCGATTTCGATTTCCCACTCTGCCATAGTAGGTCGAGTTAGGTTTTGAGGCTGAAACCCTCGACCTGCCCACCGCCCGGTGCGTGGTGCCCCCATAAATTGCAACGTACCACGTAAACGTCCATCACTATTAACACGGTTTAGTAACGCTTTGTATTTGCTGGTGCTTGTTGTACTTGCTTGCTGTCTAACTGCTAGTAATTCCTTCAGCCCGTCCGGTAAGTCGGGGTCGTTTAATCGGCGTTCTATCGTCGATGCCGTTAAATCATTTAACGTAACGCCGTACGCCCCAACAATATGCCGTAGCATTGCGTCGCGTTGGGTAGCTGTTTGCACCTCGCCGTCCGTCATGTTGTGCGTTTCGTCGGCTAACCGTTGTTGTTCTGAATTAATGCACTCAACTGCTTTTGTCGCTAGATCCACATCGATACACACGCCGCGGTCGTTAATTCGCTGATCTAAATGCCAAAACTCTAATTCGGTGCTACCTTCACACATATTCCAGTTGGGCATCTTTTTAACCACTTCACGCATTGAAACGATATCTTGTTTAGCGTAGTGCTTAAATTTATCCCATTCTTCTGGATGGGTTTTGCTAGTAGCTCTGCGGATTTTGTTGGTTTTAGGTCGAGGTTTACAAAACAGTTGAACAAGAGCTTTACCTTCTTTATCTTTCGTTTTGTCTGTTTCAAGTTTGAATATACCGCACAAATCATCTAGCCCACCTTTTAGGCTATGCGCGTAGGCAATAACCATACTATCCCGCCAACGCTCAGGCTTACTGATTGCGTCAATAATATCGGGGCTATCTTTAAATAAGTTACTGCGTGTCAATATGGTTCTATCGAACATTGAATTTTGGGCAAATAGCAGCACCTCGGGATTTAACAAAAGGTTGATCACTTCTTGGGGTAGCTTTCCGCCATTTGCTAAATCCACAACGTAAACAGGTCCATCGTTAAACGCGTATTGAAATAGCATAATTTCTACCGTTTCGGCATACGCATACACACCTTTGTTAATCGGTTGTTCGTTGTATGTTTCGGTATCTAGATAAAGAATATGAGGCATTGCATTATTCCTATTGTCAACAGTACACAATCAAGCGCACTCTAAGAATGCGCTTTGTTCTGTACTAGACGCTAAACTCTTCTTCGTTATCGACGGATAGGTCATCAAAGTCATCATCTGAGGCAATACCACCGCCCGTGAATGCGTCCCCGTCTTTGTAGAATTGGACACCTGATAGCGATGCGCAAATACGTTTGCCGAATTTGTTATCCATTGCCCAGATGTCGATAACTGCGTAAACGTAACAACCTGCATACATTACACCGTCGGTTGGTTTAAGTTGCGTTTTGTCGCGATTAATCACGTAAGGTCGGGTTCTATTGCTAGCGCTTAAAAAGTAGTTGCCGGCAAAACCTTCTAGGTCGGCTTTTAAATCGCCATCTTTTAGGCAAGTTTTTAATTCCGCTTTGACTTTTTTCAATATCGCATCGGCTTTATCTGCCCATTTTTCTTTAGCTACTTGTAAAATGGCATTTTCAATATCTTTTACGTTAGGGTGGTTTCTAGGCAAAATAAACGTTGCGCTGAATTGCGGATCACCTTCACCGTTTACTTGTTCTGCTTTAAATAGTTCAGGGAATGCTAATCGTACGTTTTGTAATTTAACTTTCATTATTAATTATCCTCTTGTGTTAAGTCTGTAAAATCATCTGCTGGAGAGATAGCGGGGCGTTTGTCGGATTCGGGGACAACGGTCGGCTTACCTTCCGAGCGGGTTATAATTTCTTCAAGTTTGGCGATTCGTTTATCCGAACCTTTTAAAACTTTGAGGGCTTGCGTTGGACTAATAAGCTTACGGGTGTACATTTCATCTTGTTTTAATCGGAAGCTTTTTAATACATTTTCAGCATCTTCTTCGCTAACCCAACTTCGGTTACCTTGTCTGCCGATAACCAATTTAAAACCGGGTACCGCGTTGCCGTGTTGTAGCTCTGACTGTACTTTGGTTTCAACTGCTGTGATCCACGACTTGATTAAGCCAATGGATTTAAATCTGTTAGCTAACGCTTCGTTTGCTAATTTATCTACCTGCTCGACAAAGGCATCGTCTAGGTTTTCAAAATCGGCTTCGGTGGCTTGTGCTACCTGATTTGCTAGCGTTTCGCATTTACCTGCCGCTTTGCAGAAACGGCATTGCGATTCACCAGCACAAAAATCGGTATCGCTTTGGGGACCGTTTAAGTAGATGTTATAGGCGATGCCCGCTTTTTCTTTTAACTGCTTGCCAAACTCAAAAAGCTCGGCGGGTGTTACGGTAAAGTCGGAGTAATGGTTTAACCGAGGCTGATGTATATGCACTGAAATCCTATTAATTTCGCACCCAAGGCTGTAGTAGTAATAGGCTGCCAGTGCGTAAATCAACAACTGTTTATTGTTCTCGGCGCTAACACGTACCCCCTTACCATATTTAAGATCGTGCACTTGTAGCTCACCGTCGCAAAGTAACACAACGTCGGCAGTACCAAACGATTTTTCGGGTTTATAGTCGGTATTCATGGTATTGATGTTTGTGCTGATATCAAGTAACTCGCTAAAGTCTAACTTTTGTTCGACATCAAACACTAAAACATCGGACATGGAGGATTTAATACCGTTCACAGTATCAACGTAAATCTGAACTGCTTTGGCCATTTCCTCATCGACATCGATATCATTGACCACGGTTTTCATACCCAATAAGCTGTCCGCTTTTTTATTGAAATTAAAGCAATACTCAGCTAGTGCGTGTGCTGTGGTGCCTTCCTTTGCATATTCGGATGACTGATCAGGCTCATCTTTACTAAACCACAACGAGGCAGGGCAGTTAAACCACCTCTCAGCACCGGAAGGGGATATTAAGGCATGGCTGGTCATATTATTTACCTTCTAGCTCTTTTAGTTGTAAATTAACCGCCTCCATAAACTCGGCTCGCTGATCTTCTTTTAGCTCACTGGCTTTACTAACCCTAAACTGGGTTAATATCGCTACCGCTCTGGTACGTTCTTTTTTAGCGAGTTCCATAAGACAACGAATAGTTTCTTGCTCGGTTGGTATGCTTGGTGCTTGTGGTGCTTGTGGCTCGGTTGGTTTCGATTCCGTTAATGGGGTATTTTGTTCGGGTTCTGGTTTTACTTGTCCCGTTTCTGCTGTTTTTTGTCCCGATTTTTGCGGTGCTTGTCCAAAAACAGCAAAGGATTTTGATATCGCTTCTATCAGTTCACGCATTGTCGCGGTGTTTTCTGTGATGGCTTGTTCTAATGACATTTTCTTATACTCCTGATGATAAATAGGCTGCAATAAAAATGGCGCAAAATACAATAAGTAATATCGGACTCCACAGGGTCGGGGGTTGGGGCTCCAAACTTACGTGACGGTTACGTGTAGCTTGTGTCCGTTTTAATTTTTTAGCGTTTAAATCGGTCATTTTTTCGTTCCTTTTTGTTTTCAAACTAAATAACTCTCATTGAAAGGCATTTAGTTTGATTATTTACTGTGTCTTATTGCCGCCATCCTGACCCGCCAAGCACCCGACGCATGGTTTAAAGTCGCGCCGTTCGGTTGTTAGATTTTTATATTCATAAGTGAATTAAAAATCCGTTTGCGAATATATGTTATGCGATGATGTATTTATTGTCAATTCAAAATTGAATTATTTTTTATGAAAAAAAGCAGGACCCGCAAAGCGGGTTGTTTTTGGTGTGTTATAAAATGTTTTTATTTTTAACAGAAAGAGAGGGTATTTATTTTGGTAATATTATTCGTTGCGAAGGCTTTCTTTAGCTATGCCTGCGACGTAATGTATCGTTGAAATTTCGTTTTCTGGTATATTGATCGGCGGATGTTTTTCATTAATGGACACCAAAGTAACTACACCACTACGAGTATATAAATAGGTTTTTACCATTACTTTGCTATCCGTTGTTACTACAAGTACTTCATCACCGGGTATATATCCGTGGTTTGGCTCTATAACAACATACTCACCATTTTTAATTCTTGGCATCATAGAATCGCCTTTGCATTTTAATGCGTAAGCATCTTTATCTGTTGTAGGCCATGGAATAAAGCCATCTCCTGTTCCTACTGGGTATTCCATATCTGTCCAAAATCCTCCATCACCTAACTGGGCGTTACCTACTATTGGAACTGGCGCCCATTTAAAGCTCACGATATCAACTTTCGGCATGTTAGACATATCCTTTTCAACTATATCAGATACTGTAACGCCGAAGTAGTCAGCTAACTGTTTTAAATTTGCATATTTGGGATCTTTAACTTCTCCGGCTAATAGCCTATGTAAAGTTGGTTGGTGTATTTTAGTTATTCTGGCCAACTCTGTAACGTTAGCGATCCCTTTTTCACGCATTAATAATTTTAAATTATTTACAATTGTATCAATCATGACATAAAACCCCATTTATTAGCTATTTTTATAAAATAACTAATTTAATTCATTTATGAATATTGTAAAAGCTTTAAAAATACATTACAGTATTGTTTTCTATTCATTAATGAATTGGTGACTATTGTGAAAAATCCACAAATACTACTAAAAGAAATTTTATCATTGGGCTTCACCCAAAATGAGATATCAATACATACGAAAATACCACAGCCGACTATTAGTAGAATACTAAATGATCCTACCTGTAATCCTCGTTGGCAAACGGTTGCAGCTTTGCAATCGTTTCTAGATACGGTTAACCAATTTGACGACGAGAATATCTAATATGGGAAAGATATTTGGAGCAATGCCAGATGACTGGCTTCATTTTGATTTAGCGTTGGGTTTGACTGAGGATTTATTGCCTGTAGTGTCAAACCCCAATGCTGTTATATCCAAACAAAGCACATTAAAAACCCTAGGCAAAACACCATCACGCTATAACAAAGCAGGGAAAACCGTTGGGTTTACTAATTGGACAAACTATAACTCTACACCGTCGCAGATCGAGAGTTGGGCTAAGAATAGCGATTATGGCATTTGTATACAAACGCGGAATGTTCGTGCTATCGATGTTGATGTGTCAGATCCCTTATTAGCTAGCGAGGTAAAAACTTACATAAATTCATATATAGCAGAACACACACAATTAGTATTACCGTGTCGCTTTCGTGCTAACAGCAGTAAATTTTTATTTATGTTTGCTATGCCCGGCGATTTTACTAAACAGATTATTAAACTCGACGATGATAATATCATCGAATTTTTGGCCAACGGACAACAATTTATTGCGGCTGGTACTCACCCAAGTGGCGAACGCTATCAATGGGAAGGGGGGCTGCCGTGGAGTATACCTACGCTGACATCGGAACAGTTTAATAACTTATGGATGTCGCTGTCTGAGTTTTTCGGCGGAAAACTTGTTATTTCTCGAGCCAATAAAGTTAGAGATATCTCTAAAAATCAAGGCGTTAAGTGCGACGATATTACGCAATATTTAGATAAAAACTGGAACGTTGTCGGTTTTGGCAAGTCCGGTGAGCGTTATATTGAGTGCCCCTTTGCCGATAGTCATACTACAGAATCAAATGGAACCGCAACTGCATATTTTCCCGCAGGGACGGGAGGGTTTGATCAGGGACATTTTAGGTGCTTGCATGCGCATTGCATGGATAAAGCCGATAGCGATTTTTTAGACGCCATCGGTTATCGTTCGCACGATTTCGATGTTATCCCTACTCATGATGGAGAAAAGCTTTTACCCAATTTTAAACGTGATAAAAACGGCAAGATAGAAGCCACAATTAACAATGTTTATCTTGCCGTTCAGCGCCCTGATGTTTGTCGAATTAATATTAAGTTTGATCAGTTCCGTGACGAGATCATGTTTACCCACGTTGATAGCGATCAGTGGCAAACGTTTACCGATGCGGATTACTCAAGGTTACGAATTGGGCTAGAAAAAGGAGGCTTTAAACCAATCGGACGTGAACTAATACGAGATATTGTTTTATTAGTCGCTGACGAAAACCCTTTTGATTCGGCTACAGAATGGTTATCACGATTGAAATGGGACGGCGTGCCTCGAATCAAAACATTTTTATCAGACTATTTTAATGCTGAAGCAAACGAATATACGGAGGCTGTTTCGCTTTATCTATGGACAGCACTAGCAGGCCGTGTTTTACAACCAGGAATAAAGGCGGATATGGTACCTATTTTTGTGGGTGATCAGGGTTGTGGTAAATCAACGGGTGTTGCCGCAATATCGCCCAGCCCTGATTACTTTTGTGAGGTGTCGTTTGCTGAAAAAGATGATGACTTGGCAAGAAAAATGCGGGGGCGCTTGGTTGGTGAAATCGGTGAGTTACGCGGGTTACATACTAAGGAGTTAGAAAGTATTAAGGCGTTTATCACTCGGACGCATGAAAATTGGATCCCCAAATATCGGGAGTTTGCTACGCAGTTCCCACGTCGCTTAGTTTTCATTGGTACCACAAATCAGGATGAATTTTTATCGGATGATACGGGTAATCGTAGGTTTCTACCTGTAAAAGTCAGTAACGTGAATGTAGCAGGCATTAAAGCCAACCGTGATCAGCTGTGGGCAGAAGCCAAGCAAATGTTTGCTGATAGCGGTATCCAGTTTACAGCGGCGGAGCGATTAGCGACAAGCGAACATGAACAATACATGATTAAAGATGCTTGGCAAGAAACGGTTAGCAGATGGCTAAATGAACCCGATATCACAACAGGCGAAAAACCAATCGGTAAAAGGTATTTGCGTTCGGGTGAAGTGTTGAGGTGGGCTATAGGGCTTGACCCCAAAAATATAGGTCGCCGAGAAGAACTAAGGATCAGTAAAACGCTGCAAAGTTTGGGTTATAAAAAGAAAGTTGTTAGGGATAAAGAAAAACTTTTCAAAGCGTTTGTTAAAAACTAAGAAAGGGTTACAAAAGTAACATTTTACTGACAAGGGTTACGGAAAAAATCTTAAAAAATAACGCTGTAACCTTTGTAACCTTTGTTACCTTTATATATAAAGTGGACGTCTATAAACAGAGTACTGTATAAACTACTGTATAGTGTCATAGAGTTCAGGTATATATAGGAAAACGTCGGTAACGGGGTAACAAATGCACCTAAAAAAACGGAATAAAGCCTTATCCAGTAAGGCTTAATAGAAATGTAACCTTTCTTTAAAATTTAAGTATAAAAGTTCAATTTGCGAATTTTTTGCAAATGGGAGGTGAAAGATGCAATCAGAATATATGTACGTTGATGATGGGTCAGATGTTAAGCAATTTGAAAATTATATTGATAGTAAAAATTTATTTATGGAGAGCGCTAATGCGAACAATTTATTAGCTAAAGCCATTGATTTACTAAAAATGTGGGGTAAATGTAATGCGTATTCTAGTAAGTGTGGTTATAAAAATGTCAGCTCAATGTTTTCTGAGTTATACCCCAAAAAAAATTATGTATATATTGAAAACGAACTGGAGTTTATTGACGAATGTATAAAATCGGCGAAAAACTCAAAAGATGCAGCAATGAGGGAGAAGCAAGAGCTGGCTGAACTGTACTATAGGGGTGTTGATGTTGCTGTTGGGGGTCATGATTGGAGCGAAAATTTAACATTAAGAGGTATCGCACACATGAAAGGTATGTCTAAGAGTTCAGTTGATAGAAGGATAAAATCGTTTGAGAGTTTTATCGTTGCTAAATTATCAAAAAGAAATGATATTTTTTATTAAAATGTGTTGACGTGGGACAGAAACTGTACTAAATTAACCATGATAGGATTTTTATGCAAAGCTCGCAAATGCGGGCTTTTTTATTATCTACATCTACTACAAAGAAAGCCTCTTAATTGAGGCTTTTTATTTTCCCTGTAAAAATCTAAACACTTTTAAGCCGACAAAAGTCGGTTTTTTTTATGTCAAAATTTTTGATTAATTCATTCAACATCAAATCGACAGCAAAGCTAGACACTCACATAACTACATAATAGCTAGTACGCTGTCACATCATTAACTCATATGAAGAATAATAAAATGGAAAGATACACTTCGCCAATTTCGTATTTTTGGGGTGTTTTGTGTACGCTTTTAGGAGCGCTCAGCTTGAACGATATTGCTATTGTGGTTGGTATTATTTTATCAATAGCGACGTTTATTATTAACTGGGTATATAAACGCCGAGACTTTTATCATAAAAAGAATTTGAGAGAAAAATACTATGAAAAACACAGCAAGAATAGCGACGAGTGCGATTTGTAGTGTTTCGGTAATCATTGGTATTGTTATTGCTAATTACTCAGATGAAATCAGAACCAGCAAAGCAGGGCTTGAAATAATCGGCAACGCTGAATCATGTGTAAGAGAGCCATATTATTGCCCAGCCAATGTGTTAACGGTTGGTATCGGCTCAACGGGTAACATTCAGCAAAAAGCCTACACAGACGAGGAAATAGCGGAGCGTTGGGTTGGTGATATCAAAACAGCAGAAATGTGTGTCAATCGCTACGCTAATGGTTTTCACTTATATCAACCCGTTTTTGATGCTGTTACTTCGATTACATTTAATGTTGGTTGCACAAAAATGCGCACTTCAACAATGTATAAGCATTTGAACAACGGTGATTATAAAGCGGCTTGTAATGAGTTTCCGAAATGGAATAAGGCAGGCGGTAAAGTACTGAATGGCTTAGTAATTAGGCGGGAAAAGGAGAAAGCGTTATGTCTATCTTATGCTTTATCATCGCTTCAATAATGGCTGTTAACAATGTCAGTGGTTGGGGTTGGTTTTTATTTGTATCGTTATTGTTGAGTGATTAATCATGTTCAAATTGTCAAAAGTAAATATAACGTTGATTAGTATATTGGCTTTTGTTAGTTATTTTGCATACAACTGCTGGCAAGATAAACGTCTTGCAGTCTCAAGAGCGAATAAAGCTGAAGCAAAGTACGAAAAATACATACAAGATAATAATGAAGTTAAAAAAATTGAATCAAACATTATCGAGGCTATTAAAAATGGGTATGCTAAAACAGATGCTTTACGTAATGATATCGATAATGGTCTTGTCGAGTTGCGCGTCAAAGTCGAATCCGTCGAGCGAGATAGTGCCACCACCAGCAATATTGCTAACAAAGCCTTACGACTTGCAAGAACTTCTCAACAAGATTATTACAATCTCACCAATGCAATCAGCCACAACAAAGCAATAATTGACGGCTGGCAGAAATACTATTGTAAAGAAATTGCACCAAAGAATAATACCGAATTTATGTGTGATTAGCTAATACCATGATAAACGTATATAACAACCCTAGATGGCGCAAAGCAAGACAAACATATCTACAACGTAACCCGTTTTGTGTTATGTGTAGGAAGCAAGGCAGATATGAACCAGCTACAGCAGTAGACCACATTATACCCCATAAGTTAGAACAAGCATTAATATCTAAAGACCCGATAAAGATAAAGAAAGCCCAAAAGCTATTTTGGGATTCATCAAACTATCAAGGATTATGTAGTACTCACCACTCAAGCACTAAACAACGTATTGAGAATAGAGGAGTAGAGATAGGATGCGATGTTAACGGTATGCCGTATGGTGGGCATTGGGTTGACAGCAAAAAACAAATCTTTAATTTACAACAATTTATCAAAAAACCATAAATAAGGGGAGGGGGGTGTAAATTCCTACGACCCTATACGTTCTAAACCGCCCACCCTCCTTTTTATGCAAAACCGCGAATTGAAACTTTTTTTTTGGAGTAATTATGGCAGGTCGCAGACCAACACCAACGCCTTTTAAATTGGTGACAGGCAATCCCGGTAAACGACCGTTAAATAGTAAAGAGCCTAAACCCAAAGAAGGCTATCCCGATATTCCTCAGCACTTCAACGAACAAGCTAAAGATATCTACCTTTGGTTATGTGACATGCTCAATGACATGGGTTTATTGACTGTTGTTGACGGGATCGCAATTGAACGTTTAACAAAATGTTATATAGAAATTTTAGAATGTGACAAGGTAATCGAAGAGCACGGTCAAGTACAGCAAGTAGTTAACACTCAAGGGGAGTTAGTTTTAAAGTCTAACCCTGCGGTAGCTCAACGCGCAGATGCTGATAGGCGATTACGTGCTTGGATGATTGAATACGGTTTGACACAAGCATCTAGATCAAAGGTGAAAGTAAATGGCAAAGAGGAAGCAAACGAACTCGACCAATTCTTTGGTTGATAAAGCGACTCAATACGCCATTGATGTGACATCAGGAAAAATCTTAGCCGGTCCTGATATCCGAAACTCATGTAAAAGACATTTAGATGATTTAAAAAATGCAAAAGAAAAAGGGTTAATATGGGATATCGAATCTGCTGATCGTGCTACTGCATTCTTTGAGAAAGTACTTAAGCTAAACGGTGGTGAACACGAAGGGAAGCCTTTCATATTACTACCGTGGCAATGTTTTATTGTCAGCTCAATATTTGGCTGGAAAACATTAGATGGTTATCGTCGCTTTCGCATGGTCTATATTGAATCAGGCAAAGGTTCGGGTAAATCGCCGTTGGCTGCTGGGATAGGGCTTTATTGTTTAATGGCAGATAACGAGCCGAGAGCAGAAGTCTACGCAGCGGCAACAAAGAAAGACCAAGCAATGATATTATTTCGTGATGCTGTTGCTATGGTTGATCAGTCCCCAGCATTATACGAGCGGATAAGAAAATCTGGCACGGGTCAAAATGTTTGGAATTTAGCTTACTTACAAAAAGGTGCTTTTTTCCGCCCAATATCATCAGATAACGGACAATCGGGTCCACGACCTCACTGTGTATTGATTGACGAAATACACGAACACAAATCGAATGAAGTTGTTGAGATGATGAGAGCAGGGACAAAAGGGCGTACCCAAGCCATTATATTAATGATAACTAATTCAGGGCATAACAAAACAAGCGTTTGTTATGAGTATCACGAGTACGGTCGAAAAGTAGCGGAACAAACATTAACCGATGACGCTTTTTTTTCTTTTATTTGCTCATTGGATGAAGGGGACGATCCGCTTACTGATGAATCTTGCTGGCCAAAAGCCAATCCGTCACTAGGTCACACATTTACACATAAGTATTTACGCGAACAAGTCACACAAGCAAAAGGGATGCCGGCCAAAGAATCCATTGTCAGACGCCTTAATTTTTGTCAATGGGTAGAGGCGGATAACCCGTGGCTTGCTGCTGACATTTGGATGGCTAACGAGCAAGATTTTAATATAGAAGAATTTGTTGGAGAGGAGTGTTACTGCGGGTTGGATTTATCTGGTACTCGCGATTTAACGGCTCTCTCCCTCTACTTCCCTAAATATAAAACAGCATTTACCGAGTTTTGGACACCGCAAGAAACGCTATTAGACAGGTCAAAGTCCGACCACGTTCCTTATGATGTATGGGTAAAGCAAGGTCATTTATTTGCGACTCCCGGACGTGTTGTTGATTACGATTATGTTGCAAAGCGCCTCGGTGAGCTAAAAGCAAAGTTTAACATTATTAGCTTGGCGTTCGATCCATACAGAATTAAATACTTTCAAAAGTCGCTTGATAATGAGTCCATTGATATTGAAATGACCCCGCACGGACAAGGTTTTTTTAAGTCTCAAGAAAGCGGTTTGTGGATGCCCCACTCCATTGAACTGTTAGAAAAAGATATCACGGAAAATAATATCACGATTAAATTTAATCCATGCTTGCGATGGAATGCGGCTAGCGCTGTGCTTGAATCTGATAACAAGGAAAATAAAGTCTTTGCGAAGAAGAAAAGCTCAGGACGAATTGATGGTGTTGTATCCCTAGCTATGGCTAGGGGGTGTGCTGATGCAAAGTGTGAACAAACAAATAATCTATCGGATCACATATTAAACGTAGGAATACGGTCCTTATAATGAATATTTTTAATTTATTTAAACGTAAATCACAAGCGAGTACTGCTTCTCAAGGGTTATCCGATCACATCGGCTTTTCACTAGATACTTACGCGGGTCGCAGAGTCAACCCAGCCCTAGCTATGCAGTTAACAGCGGTATTCGGTTGCGTGAGAGTGCTAACAGAATCAGTTGGAATGTTACCTTGTTTTTTATATCAAGCGACCGATAACGGGCGAAAGAAAGCACCTAAAGAAAAACTGTACTCGCTTTTGTACGTTGCGCCAAACAACTATATGACACCCCAAGAATTCTGGGAGTATCTAATCGGTTGCCTTTGTTTACGAGGTAACTTTTACGCTTACAAAGTTAAAGTATTCGGCGAGGTCGTTGAGTTACTTCCTCTCTTACCCGGTAGCGTAACGCCAAAGCTCAATGAAAAATGGGAGCCCGTTTATCAAGTTACTTTTCCTGAAGGCTCTTGTGATGTTTTATCCCAAGAGGAAATTTGGCATGTACGCACTTTCTCAATGGATTCTTTAGTTGGACTAAGCCCGATTAGTTACGCGCGGCACGCTATCGGGCTAGGTTTAGCAACGGAAGAACACGGCTCCAGACTGTTCAGTAATGGTGCGGTATCAAGTGGTGTATTACAAACTGACCAGGTGTTAACTGATGAAGCGTACAAGCGATTAAAGGATAATTTTCAAGGACGGCATCAGGGTTTATCAAATGCACATAAGCCGATGATTCTAGAAATGGGGCTTAAGTGGAATAACATTAGTATGTCTGCCGAAGATGCCCAATTTCTAGAAACACGTAAATTTCAATTAGAGGAAATATGCCGAATATTTCGGGTACCCATGCACTTGGTGCAAAACACCGATAGGGCTACATTCAATAATATTGAAAATCTAGGTATGGGATTTGTTAACTACTCATTAGTACCGTATCTAACACGTATTGAACAGCGCATAAATGTTGGTCTGGTTAATAAAGAAAAGCGAGGGCAGTTTTATGCCAAATTCAATGTAGGAGCGTTATTGCGTGGCGATATGAAATCACGTTATGAATCGTACGCCACAGGTATTAACTGGGGCATTTTGTCACCGAATGAGTGCCGAGATTTGGAAGAGCGTAATCCAAGAGAGGGTGGAGACATCTATCTAACCCCAATGAATATGACTACTAAACCACAGGATAATAACAAAAATGCTAAACAAAAAGAGACTTGATATACCCTTTGAAATTAAGTCAATCAGTGATACAGGTGCGTTTACGGGCTACGGCTCGGTGTTCGGCGTAAAAGATAGCTATTCCGATATCGTGATTAAAGGCGCTTTTGCGAATTCGCTTAATAAGTGGAAAGAAAAAGGACGTTTACCTGCACTCCTTTGGCAACACAAGATGGACGAACCTATCGGCTATTACACAAAAATGGTTGAGGACGATAACGGACTATATCTTGAGGGGCAGTTATTAATCGATGATGACCCCCTCGCAAAACGAGCACATGCTCATATGAAAGCAAAATCATTATCAGGATTATCAATAGGCTACATATTAAACGATTATGATTATGACAATGAAAAATCTGCATTCATTTTAAAGGACATTGACCTTTGGGAAGTTTCTGTTGTCACGTTCCCTGCCAACGATGAAGCAAGGATTGATAACGTAAAAAGTATTTTCGAAAGTGGTGATATACCGCCACCGAAAGAAATAGAAAGAGTACTGCGCGACGTTGGACTCTCCAGAACTCAGGCAAAGGCGTTTATGTCTGAGGGATACTCTTCACTAAAACAGCGAGACGTTAGTAATAGCGAAGAAAACGCATTAGAAATTTTAAAATCCATCTTTAACTAGGAGATTATATATTATGGCAGTAGATCAAAAAGATGTTGAACTGGTCGCGCAAGAAATTAAAAACCAATTTGAGCAATTTAAAGCAACAAATGACAAGCGACTAGAAGCAATCACACAAGAAAAAAGCACATTAGCTGAAAAGGTTGAAACTTTAAATGTAAAAATATCAGAATTAGATAATGTAAAAAATTCGCTAGAAAACGAATTAAAAGAGGTCAAACGTCCCGCAGGCGGTAACAAACAAGCAACGGTACATAAAGAAGCGTTTGCCATGTTTATTCGCAAAGGTGATGAACAAGGATTAGCGGAGCTGGAACGAAAAGCGATGCAAACGGGTACAGATGCTGACGGTGGTTTTGCGGTACCAGAAGAGCTAAATACCGATATTTTATCTGCATTGCGTGATGAAGTTGTGATGCGTCAAGAATGTACGGTAATGACGGTTGGCACACCTGATTGGAAAAAACTAACAAATAAAGGTGGCATTGCTAGTGGTTGGGTTGGTGAAACCGATGAGCGAACAGAAACAGGAACACCCAAACTCGGTGTTATTTCTCCTGTCTGGGGTGAAATCTACGGTAACCCATACGCCACGCAAACCATGCTGGATGATGCCTTTTTTAATGTTGAATCTTTTATTGTGAATGAGCTTTCTCAAGAGTTTGCAGAAAAAGAAGAAGAGGCGTTTACACTCGGTGACGGCAATAAAAAACCGAAAGGTTTTTTGTCTTACGAAACCACAACGCAGGCAGATAGTGATCGCGATTGGGGTAAATTGCAAAGCGTTGCAGCCGGCGCAGCGAATTTAACAGCTGATGATATCGTGAAGTTAATTTACACACTGCGTAAGGTCTATCGTGCAGGCGCTAAATTTATGATGAACAATCAATCATTGTTAGCCGTTCGCTTACTGAAAGATGCTAACGGTAATTACATCTGGCAACCAGGCTTACAGGTTGGTCAACCATCATTATTATCGGGCTTTGCTGTTGCTGAAAATGAACAAATGCCGGATATCAACAACGTTTCAAATAAAGCACCCATTGCGTTTGGTAACTTCAAGCGTGGCTTTTATATCTTTGATCGTATCGGTATTCGTATGTTACGAGACCCGTACACTAGGAAGCCATTTGTTGGTTTCTATACAACAAAACGTGTCGGCTCCATGCTGAATGATAGTAATGCTATTAAATTGCTGAACGTCCCGTTTGTTTAGTTGTATTTAGGTCCGTAAAATCAAAATTGAATTAATATAACGCCCCCTTATTGCTTGGGGGGGGCTTAGGGGGTATTTATGGCTTTGCCCACAATTGAAGAGTTAAAAGCTCATACAAACATTGAGCATGATGGAGATAATGCCTTGTTGGTCACATATGCAAATGCCGCAAAAACAACAATTGAAAACTATCTAAATCGGAAATTATATAATGATTCCGTGCCAGATAGTGATCTAAGCGGAATCGTTGTTAACGATGCAATCAAAGTTGCGATCTTGATGCTTGCTGGGCATTGGTATGACAATCGAGAAGCGGTAACAATTAACGGAAATGCGAGTGCTTTACCATTAGCTTATCAAATGTTGATTAACCCATATAGGATTATACCTTTATGAAAGCAGGTCGATTAAGAAACCGGATAATCATTCAAAAGCAAGTTAGCCGAAAAGACGAACTGGGACAACTAGTTAATGAATGGGTCGATGTGTGCACTGTACGAGCAGAAATTCGGGACGCGTCAGGGAAAGAGTATCAAAGCTCACAAGCTGAACAGGTGCAAACAGATTGTAAAATTCTAATTCGGTATAGAAACGATATTACTGCTGATATGCGCGTGTTATGTAACGGTATCTATTACGATATTAAAGCGGTATTAGAAGATGTAAAAAGGACACGGCTTGAATTACCCTGTCAAAAAGGCGTACGTTATGATTAAACCCACGTTATCAATAACTGGATTTAAAGAGCTTGAAGCTGATTTTAAGTTGCTGTCGAAAACAGAACAACGGAAAGTATCAAAAAAAGCTGTACGCGCTGGTGCTGTTGTTTTTCGTGACGCTATCCGTGCAAGTGCTCCAGTTCGAACTGGACGCCTCAAAAAGTCGGTTTCTGTTGATACAGCAAGAGGTTCGCTAACTGCTGGCGTGAAGTTTAAAAAAATTCGAGTAATCAAAAAATCAAAAAAAGGCAAGCATAAAAATATTTTACCTTTTTACTGGTGGATGATCGAAAACGGCACGTCAAAAATGTCAGCACGACCTTTTGTCCGTCCTGCTTTTGATGCAAATGTAAAAAAGGCAGAAGATGCAGCATTTGAACAGTTTTTAAAAGACATCGATGAGATTTTCTCAAAATGATAGAAGCTAAAATAAATAACACATTAAAAGGCTTGTGCGGCGGTCGTGTTAGCCCATTAATTGCACCACAAGGAACTAGCCCACCATACTTGTGCTACACAAAAGTTTCAGAAGTTTACGACGATGTTATGAGTGACCAATCATCTGTTGAGTATTGTTTTCAAATTGATATCTATGCTAAAACACTGCTCGAAGCTGAAACCATCAAACAACAGTCATACGAAAAACTGAAACCGTTAAAACCATTCAATATCACTAGTCGCCAAGACTATGAAACCGAAACCGAGCTTTATCGCTCAACGTTAGAATTTTACATTCAATAATAACTCATTTAACCATTTATGCCGCTTAACTGCGGTTTTTTTATTTTTTGGAGAAATTAATATGTCTGAAGTTCAAGAAGCAAAAAGTGAATATACTAGGACCCGTGATATCGGTGTTTTTATTAGTAAAGATCCGTCAACAAAATTTATAACAAATATGATGGTAAAAGTAGGACTTGAAGGTACCGTAACTGATTTATCAATGACTGCTCCCGAGGGGGAGGAAATTGATGTTTCGACACTAGCGTCAAAAAACAAGGAAACAATTAATGGGTTACCCGCCGAAGCAACAGTATCAATAAACGTTAATTTTGTTGTCGGAAATGCTGGACAGAAAATTTTACGTAAATCATACAATACGGGAGATAATCACGCATTTCAAATTCTATATGAAGATGGTAGTAGTGTTGATTGGATTGCGCGTGTTACTAGTTATGAATTTAAATCACCCAAAAATGGTATTGTTACAGGCTCATTTTCATTCAAAGTTAAGGGTGGATTTGAGTTTAACGAACCAACACCAGCAACACAACCAACCCGATCTACGGAGAGTAAATAATGAATTTAAGAGAAGTTGCTATTGCTAAAAACTGTGGTTTTCGTACTAAATCTATATCGATTCCAGAATGGCGGTGTGAGGTGTTTGTGCGAGAGCCACTTCATCTTGATTTTGCTCGTTATATCAAAACAGTTGAATCAATCAATGAAAACAAAAAAACATCAGATCGAGAACAAGATGAGTTAAAAATCAAAGCAGAAGCGGAACTTTTTGCATCAATTTATGTTGATGAAAATGGTGATCCAGTTTTTGATAAAAACAATGATATTGATGATTTAGTAAAAAACTACGGACCAATTCATACACGCATTGTGAATAAATCAATTGATCTAATCGGGTTATCTGAAAAACCCTTTGAGGAAGCAGAAAAAAAGTAGATTCTGACCCTGAACTTTTTTTCAAACTCAAACTTGCACTCAGGCTCGGTAAAACTCTTGCCGAGCTTGAACAAGCATTAACGGCTAGGGAGTTTTACTACTGGGTCGCATTCGACAAATTAAACCCGATCGGCGACGAGCGTCACGACTGGCACGCCGCACAAGTCGCATCGGCTATCTATCGCTCACAAGGTGCAAAAGTCGAGTTTGACGACTGTTTACTTAAATTCAAAGAAGAAAAGAAAGAGCCTGTCAGCATATTTGACGCGCTATCAAATTTACTTGGGAAATAACTAAAATGGCAACATTGCGAGAATTGGCAATCCGAGTTACTGCCGACTCATCATCATATCAACGAGAAATGAGCAGGGCATCACGGCTTGGTACAGATTATTATAAAACAATGGAAGATCGCTCAAAGCGGTTTGATGCATACATTGCTAGCAATAATCGCTCAGTTCAAGCAATGAACATGCAATTAATACAGCTAAAATCATCAGCATTAAGTGTAGCCACCGCATTTGCCGGTGGTTTTGCCTTTACTAGCATTGTCAATATGGCGGACGATTGGTGGCAATCAGCTGTTCGTGTAAAAATGGCGGTTGAATCAGTTAATGGTTCTGCTAGTGATTATGAAAATGTACAAGATAGACTTCTTACGATAAGCAATCGTAACGCTAAAGCTATCGAGGATTCACAAGCGCTGTATATTGCTACCGCTTCTTCAATGAAAGATCTTGGTTATAGCATTGACCAAACCGTTGACTTCATCGAGGCTATGTCAAATAGCTATACAATGAATGCGACATCTGCTGACAAAGTAAAAGTTAGTATTGACACAATCAATAAAGCCATGATTACTGGGAAAATTACTGGTAAACAATGGACTCAATTAATGTCTTCAACATCAAACATTGCATCGGCGTTAGCAGACTCAATGGGGATAGCGGAAAAGGACGTTAAACGCCTTGGCGTTAACGGGAAAATATCAATGCAACAACTTGCTGATGCAATGATAAAGGTTAAAGATGAAACCGGGGCAATGGCTGATGCAATGGGTTTTACCGGTAAAGATGGTGTAACGATCCTGACTAACAGTTTTAAACACTTGATCGGTGAGTTTAATAAAAGCCATGGCATTACCAAAAGCCTTGCCAACGGGTTAATTCTAGTTGCAAATAATATCGAACTGATCGGTATCGCTGGGGTAGCATTTACTGGTATTGGGTTATCCAGATATTTCGGTAATCTTTCTCACTCAGTCGTCAATGCCACAAAAACAACACTAGCAAACCGAACAGCACAAATATCTCAAGCTCAGGCGCAACTAGCAGCAGTTAAAAGCTTGCAATTAAAAGCGGTTGCCGAAGTAAATGCTGCTCGATTTGAAGCTCAACGAGCTGTTGGCTTAAAAGCCAGTCTTATTGCGCAAAATAATTTAACAGCTGCGATTAATCGTCAAACACAAGCAAATAATGAGCTCGCTGCTGCACAAACAAAAGTAAATGTACTAACTAGCAAGTTTAATTTGTTATCGCGAGCTGGTAGCGGCTTGTTAGGTATGCTTGGTGGTCCACTTGGTTTAGCTACGACTTTGCTATCCGTCGGAGCTGGTTTTTTAATGATGGGCGACGGTGCAGATAAAGCTAAGAAGCCGATCGAAGAATTACAGCTACCCATTGATCAACTGCTCGCTAAGTTTAAAGAGCTCGACAAATCAAGACGGCTAAACATAACAACAGGACTGCAAGCTGAAATTGATATTAATACAAAAGATATTGATATAAATGTTTCTAAAATTAAAGATAAATTACAAGATAGTTTATCTGAAATTATAATGGCTGCAGATTATTCTAGTGCGTCTGTATATTTATCTCCAACAAATAAAAAAGCTATTGATGAATATATACAACAAATTGATGCACTAAAAAACAAAGTAAAAAATGGAGAAATAACAGCATCAGAATTTGGCGAAAGTTTATATGAGGCGGGGCAAAAATTAATAGCAACAGCGGGGGGTGGTAAAGAGCTTGAGCAAGTAATTGGTTCTGTAACTTCTGAATTATTACAAAACACACAAAAATTAGCAGAAAACAAAGAAAAGTTAGATGCTGTCGGTAAAGCTTCTGGTGAAACAGCAACTAAAGTAAAGTTACTTGATGCGGCTGATTTTCCGAATTTAGAAAATCAACTTGGCGTACTTAGTCAGCAACTGGATGTAAACAAAGTTAAATCTGAAAATGGGGCAGAAGCAGCATATGTGCTTGCCGGCTTACAACGCGCTGCAGGTGATGCTGCTATTGAACACGCTGCTGATTTAATTGCATTAGCAACTAATCAGCAAGTATCTGCTGAAATGTCAGATGTGCTTGCTGAAAAGCTTAGATTATATACAAAAAATCTACGTGAAAGCTTCAAGCTACAAGAGGGCTTCAAACACTCAAAAACGATCAAGAGCGCAGCAGAGCTGTATAAATCACAGCTTGATCGTCTTAATAGTCAAATCAACGCTTACATTGATATCACTGAGCAACAAAAAATTCGCCGACAATTAGCCGAAGGGGAATTAAGTAAGCTAACTGATATCCAAAAGAAAGCATTAGAAATAAAAGCGACAGAGCTTGATCGGCTAAATGCGCAAAAAGAATATAAATCAATAATGGATTCTTTGCGCACTCCTGCTGAGCAACAGCTAGATACTTACAAGCAACATTTAACTGTCTTTGAAAAAGCAAATCTAGCATTAAAAGAGCGCGAAGAAATGCTTAATAGAATGGCTAAAAAAGCCGCTGAATCAGCACCAACATTCAGCTATCACAACTCTTACAACGGTTTAGGTAGTGATTTACTGAATGTTGCAGAAGATGACAAAAAACTTCAAGATTGGCATCAGCAACAGTTGAAATTGTTTGATGATTTATTGAAAGAAAAGAAAATAAAACAGCAAGAATATGCTGATGCTATTGTTAATATTGAAGACACAATGAAAAAAAGACAAGAAGATATTCAGTCTGCATATAAATTAGCAACACTCGGTACATTCTCATCATTAACAGGCTCGATTGCTGATATGTTTAAAGAAACAGCAGGCGAATCATCTGCTGCATACAAAGCGATGTTTGTAGCTAGTAAAGCATCAGCTATAGCGCAAGCAATGATTAGCACAGAAGTAGCAGCAACTAAAGCATTAGAGTTTGATCCGACTGGTGTTATGTCTGGAATTACACGAGGTCTGGGTTATGCGTCGGTAGGTATGATCGCAGCTCAGACACTAACTGGCATGGCGCATAGCGGTATTGACAACATACCGAAAGAGGGTACTTGGTTGCTTGATAAGGGCGAGCGTGTAGTCGATGCTAGAACCAATGCTGACTTAAAGGACTTCTTGCAAACATCGAATAAATCAGCAGGTAATATAACTGTAAATACTCCTATAAACGTTGAAAGTGGTGGGGTATCTCAACAAGATGTACAGTTGCTTGCAAATGAAGTATACGTGTTAATAACAAACAGGCTCCAATACGAAAAACGACCGGGGGGAATACTTAATAAACGTTGATCTAATGGCTTAAATTTCATAACATTACCTAAATTTAATTAAGGAGATGGTATGAAAAAAGCCTTATTTATAATTCTATTTTGCTTTCTAAGTAATGGTTGCAATAAAAAAGCACCTAAAATTGAACTACCAAACCAACTGAAATGGGGAATGACTGTTGATGACGTAAAGCTTAAAGGTGTCAACATTTCTTATAAAAGGGAGAGCGAGGATCGTAATACTCAGTATTATTCAATTAAATCAGAGTTTTTTCCTGAGCTGAATTTCAAAATGGTTATCTTTAAAAAGAATGACGGATTAATTAGCTATACTCAAAATAATAATTATTATACCTCTCCGGAAGTTTCTAGTGATACTAATTACGATTCAACTGGTGAAAAAGCTATATCGTTATATAACTCGTATATTAGTCAATTTGATAAATTATATTATTCTAGTTCTGCTAACAAAAACATTGAACCTCATAATAGTTTTTGGGTTAATCCTATTTGTGAAGGAGAACGACTCTGTATAATTTCAGAAAAAACGTACAAAGATAATATTGATACCGAATTGAAAATCTTCATAGCTGTAATCAAAGCTGAAAACAGCATAGATAACGTGGGTGTTGTTCAGATTTCTTTTATAAAAAAAGAATATTAAATTTAATTATCTATTAAACTCTTTTGTAAAACCCGCTTCGGCGGGTTTTTTATTGCTTGGAGAAAATTAAAATATGGAAACATTTCACTGGCAAGTTTCGCCGAATATGAGCGAAAAAGCTGAGCCAAAAATAAAAACCATTAAATTCGGTGACGGCTACGAGCAACGAATCAAGGATGGCATTAACAACGACTTGCGCTCATACAGCGTTACGCTAAAAGTATTGCGAGAAGATGCGCAACACATCAATGACTTTTTAACGAGGCAAGGCGGGCTTCACGCATTTAAATGGATAGAGCCAAACTCGCACAGATTGATAACAGTTAAATGCCCGTCTTGGACATCTAACGTTACGAACAAAGTAACAACAATAACAGCAACATTTGAAGAGGTAGTCGCATGAGTAATTTAGATATCGATGTACACAATAAACCAACAATTGATAACAAATTTATTGCAGACGCTGAAATAAAATCATCAGCTATTAGCGATGCGATAATTGAAAAAATTCACTACAAAGGATTACGAATAAGGTTGCACGAATTAAGTAACGGCGGTTATACAAAGGAAAAAAAAGATTACCCCTACAGCGACTTCGTGCCAACATTAAATGTATCAATCGAAATTAAAGGAATAGACAAAGCTAATCCGACGACAAAGCTGTTATCTAAATATGCTGAGGATTTGACTAAACATACTGTTATTGGTGAGTTTTATGATAATGCTCTTGCATATGCTAAATCAATTGTTGATGGATTGAGGTAATCGCATGATCCCAGAAAAAATGCTACTTGATATCACAAAAATCGCACAAGATTCGATAGTTGACCTATATGAAGTCGATTTAACTAAAATCGTGGGTAACAAAACAATTTTTCGTTTTCACAATGGATTAAATGAATTGAGGCGACCAATTACATGGCAGGGTAATATTTACGAGCCTTACCCTATTAAAGTAGAGGGCTTTGAAAAGAGTGGGCAGGGTGTAAGTAACCGCCCGACAATGAGCGTTAGTAATGCCATGGGCTTTATCACTGGTTTAATCTCCGATTTTGACGGCTTACTTGGCGCAATTGTCACTCGTCACGAAGTACCTGTTAAATACTTAGACGCAGTGAATTTTGAGAATGGCAATCAATATGCAGATCCGTTTTGCGAAATCATCTCAAATTATGTGATTGAGCAGGTAAAACAACAAAATTCAATGGTGGTTATGTTTGAATTAGCATTACCGTGTGAATCAGACGGGGCATTAATTCCAGCCCGTGTCATTATTGCGAATACCTGTAGCTGGATATATCGCTCATCTGAATGTGGTTATACAGGTGGACCTGTAGCTGATGAATTTGATAAACCGACTAATGACATCACTAAAGATAAATGTAGTGGTTGCCTTACTGGCTGTAAACTTCGCTTTGGGCAACACGGTATTCTTCCATTCGGTGGTTTCCCAACTGCTGCTAAACTCTCTTAATTAATTATGAAAACACAAATACTTAATCACGCTAAACAATGCGGTGAGGCAGAGTGCTGCGGATTTGTTATTGATAATAAATCCTATCTGCCATGCAATAGCATTTCACCTACACCAACCGAAACATTTGAAATACCCCCTGACGATTGGATAAAGGCAGAACAAAAAGGAGAGATAACCGCAATTGTTCACTCTCACCCAAACGGTTTACCGATACTCAGCCAAGCCGACCAGTTTTATCAGCAACAAACAGCAGTCGATTGGTGGCTAGTTTGTGATAACAAAATTCACAAATTTAGGTATATACAACCTTTATTAGGTCGTGAATTCAAGCACGGTAAGAGCGATTGCCTAACATTGGTGCGAGATGCGTACATGTTAACAGGTATCGATTTACCTGATTATGAGCGTCAAGATGACTGGTGGCATAAAGGGCAAAATCTCTATTTAGATTTGTTACCTAAAAATAATTTTGAACAAGTTGCGGACGTTCAAGAGGGCGATGTTATCTTAGTCTGCCTCGGCTCAACAACGCCTAATCATGCGGCCATTTATATCGGCAATCAATTTATTTTACATCATTGTCCAAATCGTCTATCGAAAAGGGATTTATACGACGGATTTTGGAGAAAATACACACATTCAATCTGGAGGCATAAAAAATGGCAATCGTTCTCTTTCACGGCAATCTTAAACAATATGGCGATAAGTTCAATATGAGCGTAGAAACGGCGGCAGAAGCGATGAATGGCTTGTATTGTCAAATCAAAGGCTTGAAAAAGCGGATTATGGACGGCTATTTTCGCGTTCGAATTAACGGCGTAGATATGAACGATGACAATTTACAGTTTGGTCTACACAGTCGAATTCCACAAGATGCCGTTATTCATATTGTCCCCCAAGTTGCTGGAGCTAAAGGCGGTATTTTTAGTTTTATAGCTGGCGCAGCGATGGTCGTTGCCGGTGTAGTAGTCGGTATAACAACAGGGGTAGGACTGGCTTTGGTGGCGGGCGGTGCTGGGTTAATGCTTGGCGGTGTTGCTCAGATGCTAACCAAATTACCTAAAACCGACAAATCAGCAGACGGTGGCGCTAATAAAAACACCTATTTTTCTAATCTGGACAACACGATAGCGCAAGGAGCACCTGTGCCGCTTTGCTATGGCTTAATAAAAGTGGGTTCGAAAGTGCTGTCACAAGGGCTTGAAACATTAGACGACGCAACGAATACAGATAAAAAACCAACAACACCAATCCCTTGGGATAAAATCATAAAGGGGCCGAAAAATGGGTAAAGGTTCAGGAAAGGCGAAAACACCAAAGGAAGCGCAGGATAATCTCAAGTCACACCAGCAACTGAGTATTATTGATTTATTATGTGAGGGACAGATAGAGGGTCCAGCAAACGGATTGCAAAGTATATTTTTAAATGATACACCAATCCAAGCACCAGACGGCTCGTACAATTTCAATGGCGTTAATGTTGAATGGACGGCTGGAATTCAAGCACAGTCACCGCTTGAGGGCTTTCCGGCTACTGAAAACGAAGTGCCAGTTAATCTTGAGGTGAAAGCATCAACACCGATCGTGCGCACTATTACCGACCCAAATATCGATAGAGTACGAGTCACGGTTGGCGTGCAGTCATTAAGTTCAACAGACAAAAAGGGCAACATCAACCGAACATCTGTTAGCATGGAAATTCAAATTGGTGTGGGCAGTATCTGGAAAACAGTAAAAACGGTCGATTTAGTTGATAAAAAAACACGCTCACAGTATTTAACTTCGGTTATTTTAGACGATTTACCACCAAAACCGTTTAATATTCGTGTAGTTCGCAGAACGCCAGATAGTACATCATCATTGCTAGTTAACAATACATTGTGGAGTTCATACACTGAAATCTACGATACTAAATTTTCATATCCGAATACTGCTGTTGTCGGCTTAAAATTCGATTCATCGCAGTTTAGTGGTGTGCCTCGTCGTAACTACCTCATTAAAGGTATGATAGTTAAAGTGCCTGACAATTACACCCCCGAAACAAGGGAGTATAAAGGGTTTTGGTCGGGTAATTTTAAATTGGCTTGGACCAATAATCCTGCGTGGATATTTTACGACATACTAACTAACACACGTTACGGTATGGGTAATCGTATTGGTCAATTCGGTGTTGATAAATTTGCGTTATACACGATTGCTCAATACTGCGACCAGCTAGTTGATGACGGTTTCGGCAGCAAAGAGCCACGGTTTACTTGCAATTGCTACATTACTGAGCAACGACAAGCATATGATGTTATCCACGACCTGTGCTCAATCTTCCGAGCCATGCCGATTTGGGACGGTACGCAATACACGGCAGTAATGGATAGACCAAGTGACCCTGTAGCAATTTATGCAAATGCCAATGTAGTGGATGGACAATTCAACTACACATCAGCAGCACAAAAATCACGACACACAGCGGTGCATGTTCGTTATATTGACCCTAATAACAATTGGGAAACAACAACTGAGTACGTTGCCGATGATGAACTAATTAAACGCTTTGGATTAAATGTAGCGCAAATTGATGCGTTCGGTTGTACGTCGAGAGGTCAAGCGCACCGAGTTGGGAAGTGGTTAATTCAAACTGAAAAATTAGAGACACAAACCGTTACATTCAGCGTTGGTCGCGAAGGCATTCGTCATTTACCCGGCGATATTATTGGTATTGCTGATAACGATTTTGCAGGTACAACTATCGGCGGACGAATTTTAGAAGCAAATGGCAGCACAATTACGTTAGACCGCGATATTGACATTAAAAACATGAAACATGCGTATTTAAGTGTGACTGATACAAATATGCAGCTACAAAAAATTAAAATTCAAGCGCAAGTCAAACCCAATCAGCTTGTTTTAGTAAGCAGTGTTAATGTCGATGAATATTCTGTCTGGGGCTTATATGACAATAAAATCAAACCAAGACTATTCAAAGCCATAACCATTGCTGAAAATAGTGACGGCACTTACTCAATCACCGCGCTACAACATGAACCGCAAAAAGAGGAGATAGTAGATAACGGGGCTAAATTCGAAGCTGAGAGTAATACAATTTTCGGCTGGTCAATTCCCCCTGTTGAGCAACTACAAGCTGAAATAATCCCCGAATCAGACTTATACCAAGCTAGGCTTTCATGGTCCACACCGAGAACCATTCAAAACTTGAAGTTTGAAGTAAAAGTGTATCGTGATGATAAATTAATTAGCCGTGAAACTGTTAATGATACTGAATATTATTTATCAGACCTACAACAAGGCAAGTTTAGTGCAACAGTTAGAGGGGTAGCAGAAGATGGACGATTGGGCGATGAAACGACTATTGCTTTTTCTATTCTGCCGCCAACCAAGCCGTCAGGCTTAGTGCTTACACCAAGTAGTTTTAATGTGGCTATTCGTCCCGTGATGACGTCTGTATCCAGTCTAGGTACACAATTCGAATTCTACAAAGGTACAACAAAGTCCGAAGTTGAAGCAAAAACCAATTATCTTGGTCGAGCTATGACGCTTACCGATGTTGATTGCCAGCCAGACACTGAATATTGGTACGGTGTAAATGCGGTTAATGTTGTCGGTCGTTCAGAAATGTTCATCGCTAACACAAAAACATTAATTGCAGAAAATGGTGCAGGAGGATTATTTAGAATTCAAACGGGAGATGGTAGATTTCCAGCTAATAATGATGAAGCTACATTGATGTTTTATCGTGAATTTGGGTTTTATCCAGCTCGTGATACCACATTAATTATCTACTCATTGGATGGCGCGGGCAAGGTGGCGCACTCTGAAGCAAGAATGTACAACGGCGCACAATGGATTGAGCCTGCCATGTTCTTGGACGGTGATTTAATTGCAACTGGTACTATGCGAGGTGACAGATTAATCGCTGGCACTGAAATCAAAGCGCCTTTAATTACGGGTGGCAGAATGTTTGCTGGTAGCGTTATTAGTGCAGGTAATCCGCCCGCATTTGAACTCTGGGAGGACGGTACGCTAAACGCAAGACGGGCTAACATTTCTGGCGCAATTTATGCGCATCATGGACAATTAAACAATGTAGTGATTAACGAAGACTGCCAGGTTAAAGGGATGTTAAATGTTGGGCAGATAAAAGGTAATATACTTTCAGCAAAAAACTACGTTCGTGATGCTTATTTGAGTTTTGGTTTTAATCCTCCGCTAAATTCGGCGCATATAATGGACGTTGAGGGGAATGGGTGCTGGCAAACTCTTTGCTTCGCGGGCGCAACATGGATTGAATGCAAAAATGGCGGAGTATCTGATGTAACGCTACAATTTTTATTTAACAATCAATTTTCTTTTAGTGTTAATCATTTAATTAATAACGGAAAAATAGATAACCTATGTGTGCCAGTCCCTCCGCTTCCTGTTGGAAGTAGAATTAACATTCTATTAATTGGTGAACGACATAAACATTCAAAGTTAACTCAATGTAGGTTCTCGTTCAATTCGTTAGCGCTGTTAATGAATAACTCGAATGGCTTTCTTGATTGATTTTGCAATTTACTAACAACGCCGCTTAATTGCGGTTTTTTATTATCTAAAATTGGAGAAAATTATGACAAAAATATCAGGTGTTTTAACAGACGGTGCAGCTCAACCACTTAACAACTGCACGCTCGTTTTTAAATCAAAAAAAAACAACACTTAACGTAATTGAGAACACGTATATTCAGACTGATCTAAATAACGGTCATTACGAATTAAATTTATTACCGTGTGACTATGATGTTTATTTGCTGATGAACAATTGCGCAAAAAATCAACTGGGCACTGTTCAGATTTTTGCTGATTCAAAAGATGGCACATTAAATGATTTTCTATTACGTCCCCATGAAAGCGAAATTACGCCAGACATACTGAAGCAGATAATGGACGCACGCGACCAGGCTGTTAAAGCAGCTGAAAACGTAGGCGAGTCAGCTCTAAAAATAGGAGATTATGGTATTGGTGGGCAGGTTGGTGCAACTGTAGAAGATTTTAGCGCACATCTACTAGGCGGGTTTTATCAAGCTCGCACGCCGCAATTTCCAGACCTGCCAATTGAAGGTGACAGCATTGCAAGTCTGCTTGTATATCCTAGTTCGAGCTTCAAATGGAAAGTTGAGCAACTGACAGTGGTTCAAGGTAAAATTCCGCGAATTTTTGTTCGCACAGATGCAAAAAACAATGGTAAACAATCCTGGTTTGAGGTGATCACTGCGGCAAATTCAATAGTTGATGCAAATGGATTTTTAAAAGCCGCATCGCCGATACTTCGCTTATTTGGTTCTGATAGTGTTACCGATGAGCAAGGTTTTACTAAATCAGGATGCGGTTTAGTTAATGATTTAGCTGCTGGCGTAACAGCTACACGCATTGATGTTGGTCATTATGAAATTCATGGTAGTTTGGGTTTTGCAAAAACTGGCTGGTACATTCAACTGCCGGAGGGTGCAAACGGCAACAAAAAAATATTCGCTGAGTATTCAGTTGATGAAAATAACGTCATCACAGTAAAAACATTCACTAGAAAATTTAACGCAAAATCGTGCGAAATTGTTGCCGGTGAGCCGATTGACATTACTGACGGTAGATGGATTGATATTCGTCTAGAAATGCCAGTTTTGACTACCGATAACATTTAGATAGTCAAATACACTGTCAATTTTCAACTTACAATACTCAACAGCGTCATCCAACATCACAAAATCGGCGATATCATATAGTGTTTTCTGCGTTTGATATAGCACAAAATTGTGCTCGTCGTCGCTGTTGATAATGTAGCACTCGCCCGATAGCTCGATTTCGAAATCTTCGGGCGTCATTCGTATGTGAATTGGTAGTGTGTAGTTTATTGTTATCAT